CAGGTGTCCGGCGATGCTCGGGTGTACGGCAATGCTCAGGTGTACGGCGATGCTCGGGTGTACGGCAATGCTCAGGTGTACGGCGATGCTCGGGTGTACGGCAATGCTCGGGTGTACGGCGATGCTCGGGTGAAAAAAGAGAACGACATCCAATGGTTTTCAAATGTTGGCTCCGAATGCGGGACTCTTACCGTCTGCAAAGCAAGAAAAGGGCTGTTTGTTTCGCGAGGATGTTTTTCAGGAACGCTTGACGAGTTTAAAACCGCGGTGATCGAAAAGCACGGTACGAACATATATGGCAGACATTATCAGATGCTTATTGATGCAATAGAGCTGTGGTTTTTTGAGGAGGATTGTAAATGGCTTTGAAAAAGAAAGAAAACAATTCATTACCGTCGCCACCACCGAACAGCGATGTACTTATCAATGATGAGATGGTGTGTAAATCATGCGGAAGCACTGTTTTTAGAGGGATGAAATTCTGCGAGGACTGCGGTCAACGCTTGGACTGGGGAGAATGAAAAATGGTAAAGTCTAAATGGGACAGCGTGTTTCTTTCAAACCTGCATTATTTCTATGCCAAAACAGACGGGACATACGAGTTCCCGAATAGCGCGGAAGGTGATCTGTTGCATCTTATTCGAAAATAGAAGCTCCTCATTGTCCACAGTGTGACGTTCAGGTAAAGGAGTATCTGAAATATTGCTGGAATTGTGGACAGAAACTGGACTGGAGCGAATATGAAAAACGCTCATGAAAAATCATGAGCGTTTTGGCAAGAAGCACAATTGGCAAGTTGTGTTTCTATAGGATATCAAACATGCAAAACCCAATCCTGTTTGATTATAACTTATTTGAGCGCGGGAGTTTAGTATGGCATTTGAAAGAAAACCGCATAAATACAATGAAGCGATCAAGGCTTGGGCGGACGGAAAACCGATTCAATACAAGCCGAATAAAGAATCATGCTGGATAGATTACGATCCGGAATATGCAAGACAACGCGGGATAAATCGGGATTTCTATTCCTCTAATATCCCTAAATTTGATGAATATGAATGGCGCGTAAAACCGGAGAATATAGTAGTCAAAACAAATATTGGATATGAAATAGACAGTTTTACCGGTTGGGGAAAACTTGTTCAGAATACAGGGGTTAAGCCGAATATTCGTTTTGAATTTGACCCTGACACCTACAAACTTGTTAAAGCAGAAATGATCGGAAATGAGTAAAGGGCTTACCGTATTTATTAAGACAGGCATGCGCGGAAGTGAAGTCAAAGAATTTTATTCTTGGGATAAATTAGGAATTACAGAACAGGAATTTGACGATATGCCAAAAGAAATACAAGAAAAATTTGCGTGGGAGATCGCCAGTGAAAACATTGAATGGGGTTTTTACAAAGAATAAAAGTCCAGTATGACATGTAAAGAAAAATGGAATATCTATACATATCCAGTATGACATGTAAAGAAAAATGGAATATCTATACATCAAGAACATGGATTTAAAAATCCTTGAGCCATATGCTTGCACGTGTGGAAGCGATCCTCAAATACATTATTACTATTCGCCTGTTCTGATTGCGAATGCATAACAGATGATTATCTTAAACTTGAAAACGCTATACGTGCATGGAATGAGCGAAATGGATAAGCAGACTTTTGAAGAGGATGGTGAGATATGTGTGGCGGATGATGGCGGTCAGAATGTCATATTTATATATAACCCTTATACGAAAAAGCTGATTGGAATGTTAGACATGTCATATTCAGCAACATGTCTGATTAAAAAAGAAAAACTGTATGAATAAAATTTATCTTGACACAGAAACAAGATCCGAGATCCCCATATCAAGGGGTGTATCGGCTTATGTAGAAGGCAAAATGTTTGCGGTATTGATGGTGCAGTACGCCATAAACGACGGGCCTGTACGCGTATGGGAGCCGATGGAAACCGGCATACCTGACGATCTTGTTTCTGCCATGCAAGATAAGCACATGTTCGTTATACATAACAGCGTTTTTGACAGGTTGGTCATAAACAAGTCCGGAGTATTAGGCAGGATCATTAGACCGGAAGATGTCATAGACACAATGGTACAGGCATATGCACACGGCTTCCCCGGAGGATTGGGAGATCTGTCTGTAATTCTTGGACTGCCACAGGACAAGGCGAAAGACAAACGGGGGAAGATGCTTATACAAACGTTCTGCGTCCCGAAAAGAGGAAAGGAACTGACCTTTACAGAAAAGCATGACAAGCCGGAAGAATGGGCGGAATTTGTAGAATATGGACTGAAGGACGTAGAGGCTTTGAGAGAAGTTCACAAAAAGCTTCCGTCGCATAATTATCCATCTCTGGAACATGACATTTGGGTGTATGACCAGAAAATAAACGACCGCGGCATCCCGGTTGACGTTGAGTTTGCGGAGGCTGCCGTAAAGGAAGCGGCGGAAGAAAGGGTGCGGCTGAACAACAAGACATCGGAGTTGACACGTGACGAGGTTTCCGCGGCTACACAACGTGACAAGCTGCTCAAATTCATTGCAGATGATTATGGCATCGTCCTGCCTGCCTTGAGAAGCAAGGACGTACAGGACATTGTAACAAGACCGGATGTAGTATTGAAGAAAAACGATGCTGTGACGAACAAGATAGAGCGCATACTGTCTGCCGATATACCGGCGGAACTTCGGGAGCTGTTGTCTTTACGTGTGCAGTCCAGTATGAACAGCGCAGCGAAATACAAGAAGGTTCTGGATCAGCAGGTCGGTGGAAGAATGCGATACACCTTGCAGATGTACGGTGCGACAAGAACCGGACGCGATGCAGGCCGGGGTTTGCAACCGCAGAACTTGAGACGGGCGACCTTGTGGAAAGATGCAGACGACATCGAAGCGGCCATAGAACAGGACATAGAGGCCGTAAAGGCAGGAGCTATCTCTATGGTGACGAACAACACCATGCATGTATTGTCCGACCTTGTCAGGAGCGTTATATGCGCGACGCCGGGCCACAAGCTTGTGGTAGCCGACCTGTCCAACATAGAAGGGCGTGGTCTTGCCTATCTGGCGGGAGAGGAGTGGAAGCTGCAATACTTCCGTGACTATGATGCAGGCAAGATAAAATTCGATAATTACAAAATGGCTTATGCCAAGGCCATGAACATACGACCGGAAGATGTAACCAAGGATGGAAGGCAGATAGGCAAGGTTCAGGAATTGGGTCTTGGATATGAAGGCGGGGTCAAGGCGTTTCTGACTTTTGCCGCGGTGTACAGGCTGGATATAGCTGGCATGGCGGACGCGGTGTGGGCGTCAGGCGATTTGGCAAGACTTGAAGATTGCAAGCGTAAATATGATTGGGCCAAGGAGCATGGGTATCATGCCGGGCTGACGGCACATGAGTATTCAGCCTGCGAATATCTCAAGCAGTTATGGCGGGATTCCCATCCAAAAACAGTACGTTTCTGGAGCGATCTTGATACAGCGTTCAGAAACAGCATCGCAAATCCCGGAGAAGTCTTTACGGTAAACAGATTGAAGTTCAGAAAGACAGGTAGCTATTTGTTTATACGGCTTCCGTCTGGACGGGTGCTGACGTATTTGCATCCGGCGGTAGATGAGGATGGTCACCTGTCGTTTGTAGGGGTGGATCAGTTCACCAAAAAATTCCAGAGAATAAAAACATATTCCGGGAAGCTTGCTGAAAACGTAACATCTGGCTTCGCGAGAGACGTATTGTTTTATCACATTCCGGACATAGAGAAGGCCGGATATCCGATCATCTCACGGGTTCACGACGAGTTCATTTGCGAGTGCCCTGACATGCCTGAATATTCTGCAAGAAAGCTTGCGGATATGATGGCGACGCCACACAAGTGGTGTAGCGACATGCCGCTTGCGGCAGCAGGGTTTGAAGCACACAGATACAGAAAGGATTAGAAAATGCAAGAAGAGAAATTACCTATAGAGACGGCCTTTGAAGAAGGCGTTGCCATGTTCAGGCACAAGTATGGATGCAGCCCTGAATCGGCACACGTTTCCCGCCCTGTCGTACGGGCGGTAATGAGGCTGTTCAAAAAGCGGTATGGCGTACCGAAAAATCGCATGGAGCTGTCCATGTGCAACCTTCCCTTGTTCGAACTGAAACCGCCTTCTCCAAATTTTGAAATCCACATGATCAAGCCGATAAGAAAGGAAGATGGCACACTGGACTACTGGGTGCAGAAGATGAAGCTGGAACCGAAATGGGTTCATGAAGGCCAGCTCGCTACCGTTGGTACAGACACCTTGCAGATAGAAGGATACGAGTACGATTCAGAGGAAGAAGCGGAATGGCTGACTTCTGAATCGGAACTGAACATCCCATCGGAAACCAAAGATAAATTGAAAAGAAAGATACTGGATGGCAGCGGAAAGCAGACTGGAAAGGCATCTTGATTATCTCGTCAAGACGCATGGCGGCTTCACGAGAAAGACGGTATATCAGGGCAGGACGGGAGCACCTGACAGACAAGTGTTCATGCCGAACGGGGCCATATATTTCGTCGAGATGAAAGCCCCGGGAGAAAAACCGCGGCCCAATCAGGTAGCCGAGTTGACGTTATTGGACAGCATGGGGTTTTCCGTATGGGTGATTGATTCAATGGACGGCGTAAACGACTTCATACGACATATAACAGGGAAGAACGATGACTAAAGATATCAGAGCGCGCCTGCTGGCGGTAACAGGCGGAGTGGAAATAGGGCTGTATGTAGAAATAACGGGATCGGGTGACGAGGTCATATCAAGTCAGACCTTCACTTCGCAAACTCAAATGATCTCATATCTGACGATAGGCAAGGTTCCTGAAACGGAAGAAGAAGAGTTTGAGCTTGGAAAAAAGCTGGAGCTGGCCGGATCCGGATTCTGGCGGGACATTGTAAAAGAGAAGCTGGATATACCGGGCATGATGGAGTTCAATTCAGTTTATGCCGAAATTGCATTGATGGAAATAAAGGAAAAGGCCAATGGAAAATGATTACATAACTCTGGAGTTCGAGGACGTCAATGTAGATGTTGTGTGCTGCATAAACAAGGAACAGCAGGAAGAAGTGTTTCAGGTATTGAATCTGGATTGTAAAAAAGCGAATTATGGTACCAACGAATTTGGATCCTGTATAACCGTCGTACAAGAAAAGGATGCAAATAACATAGTCGTTTTATTCGAGCTGATGCCGAATGCATCGACGAGAGAAGTGGCGTATTTGTTTTATGACAGTGTAAGGAAGTCTGTCAAGGAAGCGATGGAGGCGTGCAGACAGAAGATCGCAATGACTGATTATACCTATGCAAGCATGTGCGAGGATGTTTTTTGTTTTCTTTATAAAAAAATAATTAACCAGCACAAGGAATACAGGGTTCAGTTGAACTTTGAAAGGCAATGGCTCGCCGATACAAACAGCTTCGTTGTACAAAAATCGGGCACTATACAATGAAACCGTTGAAGATCAGAGACTGCCAGAAGCCAATGGTGGATCTCATTACAAATCTTGACAGGGGCAACCTGTTCGCTTCTCCGGGCACAGGGAAAACTTCCGCCACGCTTATGGCTCTTGCATCCATGAGCGTGGCGGACAGTGATGTGTTTCCGGCGCTGGTTGTCGCTCCGAAGCGGGTGGCTAATATGGTATGGGCGGATGAGATAGCGCAGTGGCGACAGCTTTCAGGGCTTGAGATCGTAAAGGTACTTGGCAATGAAAAGGAAAGAACGGCGGCTCTGAAGACCCGTGCGGATATTTACACCATAAACTACGAAAACCTTGCATGGTTGCATACCGTGCTGGACGGAAGATGGCCTTTCAAAACCGTCGTCGCCGATGAATCCACCCGGTTGAAAAATCAGAGAGTTCATTTCAGAAAATATACGTCCGGAAAAATAGTGCAGATGGTAGGAAGAGACGGTAGCAAGAACGCCCAAGCGTTGGTCAGACACGCAAAGCAAACCAAGCACTGGTATAACCTTACCGGCACTCCCGCGGCAAATGGGCTGACGGATTTGTGGGGCCAGCAATGGCCGGTCGATTTCGGAGAAGCGCTCGGATCTTCTTTCAATTCATTCAAGATGAGATGGTTCAGGAACAGGTTCGGCTCCGATTCACGATACGGTATCATTGAACCGCTGCCTCATGCTTTCAAGGAGATAACATCCCGGTTGCAATCGACTTCCGTAGTGATAGATGCATACGATTATTTCGATGTAAAAAAACCGATAGAGCTGGACATATTTGTAGAGCTTCCGGACAAGGTAAAAGCCATGTACAAAAAGGTTCACAAGGAAGCGGTACTCGAAATGGCTAGTGGCAACGTTACCGCGGTCAATGCAGGATCCGCCCTGATGAAGTGCAGGCAGATAGCATCGGGTTGCATACGGGACGATAACGGAATATGGCATACGTTGCACAAAGAAAAATTGCAGGCTGTAGAAGAGCTTCTTGAAGAAATAAACGGAGAGAATCTGGTTATAGCCTACTGGTTTCAGCACGATCTGAAAGCGCTACAGGACAGGTTTCCGCAGGCTGTACTGCTTGAAAGTAACTCACGACAAAAGAAGGTGGTGGATGACTGGAATAACGGGAAAATTCCCATTCTGCTTATCCATGCACAAAGTGCAGGGCATGGATTGTCCTTGCAACACGGTGGACGGCATTTGTGTGTATACACTCAAGACTGGAACGCAGAGTATTATGCACAGGTGATAGAACGTCTTGGCCCGATCCGGCAGGCTCAATCAGGCTATGACAGACTGGTGTACGTGCACAGACTGATAGCGAAGAATACCTGTGAAGAAGCCATTGCAGAAAAACAAAAAGACAAACTGACGATGGACGAGGCAATACGACGGGCGGTAGCTATGGAAATATAGCTACATTTTGTAGTATCATGATAAAATGAAAACGGAAAAGGAGATCGACTATGTTCAACGATGATTGGGATTACAACGTAAGGGAGATGGAAAGAGAGCTGGACCTTATGGACAGGATAGCGGACAAGAAAATGGAGCTGCTTGAATCCCGTTACGATTACAAGGATCCGGAGAACAGAAGATATGCGCTCATGAAATGCGTTTATTTCGATTGTGCTGACAAGTTTGGCCTGACGGAAGAAGTCCGAAAGCTGAAAGAAGCCTTGGCAAACAACGAATTTACCGCGGCGAAGGAATGCGTAAATACCATATCCAGCCGGTTTTGGGATAGCGAAACGGAAGATATGGCGGTATCTTTAATAATGGACAGGGAGTATCAACAGGAGAACAAATATGGATTATGAAGCGAAATTGAAGGCGGCTAAAGACATGCTGGAAAAAAAATACATCATGCACCCTGATTACCGTCGCAAGGATAACCCGGCGCATTCATACCCAGAATCATGGTTCATGCGGAAAGTAAAAGAAGAAAGCCTGAAAAACAAACTGAACAAGAGTTGCCATGTCAATGGAACGGATATAAAATAATCGTGATTTCTTTTTCATGAATTTTTCATCTTTTCATGCATTTTAACAGCGGTGTTATACCGCCGTCTTTTTGTGCCGATAGCTCAGTTGGTTAGAGCAGAGGACTCATAATCCTTTGGTTACAGGTTCGATTCCTGTTCGGCACACCACGATAGACCCAATGCTCGGACCATTGTTACCGCTTGTGATTACATGGATGGTACAACTATGGAACGTAGGTGCGGTAGTTGCCGGGTTAAACTCCCGGCGGGCCTGCCATCAATCTCCTGTCGGCTTTCCAACGATCATTCTGTATCGACGGACGAAATCGAACATGTAAGGTTCTTTCTGCTTGTATATTTCTTTTCGCCGTTTAACCTTTTCCTCTTCGGAAAGCGTCTTGTTTTTGGAAACTTTCGATACCCGGGACTTGAACTCACTGTTTATCTTGTCCCATTGATCGCCTAGCCGTAACAATTCCTGCTGCTCTTCAGTAAGATCTTCTCTTTCACCGGCGGAAACTCGACGGCGCAGCGTCATGATTTCTTCCTGTGCATTGTAAAACTGGGCTTTCGCTCCGTCCGTTGTAAAGTCTCTGAAAAATCTTCTCGCTACAGGATTGGTGACCGTTTTACCCTGTTCTTTCTTGAAGGGATCGTCTATGAATCCTGACAAGACCATTCCGGGAATGCCCGTCATATAACCTTGCAGCATAATCCTCACCTGTTCCGGTGCCAAATCGACGCCGAAAGTCTTGCGTATTTCAATGGCGATCTGTTTGTAAAAGTCCGGGACGTTCGTTCCGAACTGTTCGCTTCTGAACTGATCTGTCTTTTCCCATTGCGTGTTTATGACAGGAGCATCGTATGATGTCCTGTTTACCGCAACAGAGACAACAGGTCTTAACCATGTCGGAGAGAACATGAGCATGAACGCCTCTGCCGGGCGCTTGGTGAAGTCTATGCCTACAGGCTCGATAGGAGATACTGCGGGCACAAGAGCGTCGCTTATAACGCCTCCAAACGCCTCTGTGGGGGTGATTTCCTTGGTTGCAAGATTAAGCATGTTCAGTGCCATGCTATTCGCAAGTTTCGGCAGACCGAAGCCAAGCGGTATTGTTATGACGCCATCGCCCATTGGGAACGGGATGGTGTTGTTCAATACATAATGCGTCAGACCAAGCATCTTGTTACCGGTTTTGTCGTCGCCTGCTACCGCCCGGGCGGTAGCCTGTATGGCGGCGAGCACCAAGGCATAAGCAGCCAGTTTCGGAACGCCTGTTTTCCACCGTATACGACCGGTCTTGCGATCATACAGCACGTTCAACATGTTGGCTGCGCCGGTTATGGTCGGTTGCGCAAAGGCGTATATGCCTTTGACGAATGGCATGGCGGTACCTGTCTTGCCGAAGTTCATCAGATCGAGTGTTTCCGCGGAGGCCCTGTTTGTCTGTACACCGGCATCTTTCATCGCCATATAGGACGACAGGACAGGAACAAGGTCAAAGGTACGGTTATAGGCATCGACCACACGTGCTATCGAAGAAGCGGCATTGCGTATGACACCTTTCGATTTCGTGATGTTCTGTATGAACCGCGATCTGTTGGGTGAGAAATAATCCGCTCTGGTAGAAATGCCGCCGGATTCAGCAAGTTCCTGCATCGCAACAGACGCTGCGGAACCGTCGTTTTTCTGGTTGGTGGCATACCGTAATGCGGCTTTCCATGTTTGGGGACTGAATGCATATCGCCACATGGATCGTGATACTTTCTTGGCATCGACGGCATTACCCTGTTCATCTACAAGATTTCTGACAGAAAGGTTATTGGACCGTTCCCATACATCACGGAACCAGTTGATCGGTGCAAAGGTGGGGTTGAGCTGTGTACAGGTGTAAGCGAACCATTGCGTCGGTTTGCTTATGGCGGATAGCACGGTACCTGCCTGTTCGACATTGGTCTTTCTGATCGTATCGAGAAGATCGTTATCAATGTAATAGGCATAAGCGGATCCATCTTCTCCACGATAAACAATTGATCCACGTGGAGTAGCTTCAAAGCTTTTCAGTGTGTTTCTGGCTATTCCGGCGTCCTGTCTTTCCGCTGGTGTCATGCCATTGTAAAGACGGGCTATACTTGCCTGAAAAGGCCGCCAGCCTGCGAAGGAAGCCGTTCTCAATACAGACCCTATAGAAGCCGTAATGCCGTCATCAGCAAGAGATACACGGCCTTTAAGCCTTCTGTCTGCGGCGACATTGGGCGCTCTCGTGCCGGATGGTACCGTGTCCTCTTCCAGCGCCGATAACGGATCGCCCGTCAACGGAACATATTCTGTTCTGACGTCTGCTTTCAACTGGTCTCTTAATGCATTGAGCGCCATCTGGTCATACGTTGTCAGATCGGCAGAGGATCTTAATGTTTTGAAAGCATCAAGAAGATCAGGGCGGTTCAGGAAAGATACCGCGGCTTGTGGAGTGACTTTACCTGTTTCGATATCGAGAACAAGCCGCATGGCGTTCATGTCATACAGGGCATTCGTCACTTTCTTTATGTTATCCGCGCCTATCGCGTTTTCACTGGCCGCCATAATGGCATCTGCCTGTGCATAGGTCATGCCGCCTGCCAAGCCCACATCAGGCTCGAAAGCGATGTCGGCATTTTGAACCGCTTCATAGCGCTTTCTGAAAACATTCGTGGCTTCGGAAAGTTCCTGCTGCGCTTCGGCGTCCATTGGATCCTTCGCCAGTCTTTTCTGCAAGTCCGAGATCTCCCTTACGTCCCGATTGAGCAGCCGTGCATTCGCTTCTTTCGACCAATTGGCGGAAGCCCACAAACCGGCATACCGCATAACGGTCTCCTCGGTTAGATTAGTGGCTCTTGATACTTCCGCCATCGCTTTGTGCAGCCGGTCTCCTCCATTATCGTATATGATCTTGGAATATTGTGTCCTGCGGTTAGGCGCAGCGTACATGGCGTCTATGCAATCTTGCGAAAGTTTTTCAAGCGATTCACGTTGAGCGCCTACACTTTCAAACCACCGCTTGACCGGAACGAGCGAATCATGAAGCATGACGTTCAATGCTTCAACCCCTCTGGCAAGCGCTCCTTTCACTCCAGCTACATTCCTGGATTCCAAGGCTTGCATAAGACCGCGTCCGACAGTTGCCGCGGGAGCAGCTTCATTCGCTTCGATCTGCCCGATGACATCCTGAACGGTAGCACGGGCCGATACAAGACCCTGATCATTCGCATTGGCATTTTCTATATCCAGTTGGGATCCGGCAGTGGAGTTTACCGATGCATTCGCCTGTCTGGACGGAGACCAAGCAAACAGCTTGCCTGTACCATACGGCAAATATATGACACCGTTCTGTGCCGGAGTGCTGTTCAATACCTGTCGTATTTGCCTTCCGTATTCGTATATTTGTTCATCCGTCATGCCAGTATGATCACGGATGAATTTCATATAATCGTCATGCCTTCTGGATTTTGTTTTCTGATTGGCGACGATATATGCCGCCTTGTCCAAGGCATTTTCAAATCGTACTTCATCCCTGCCGAACATTGGTTTGGCCGTTTGCACAAACCGCGGTGCATCCTCTACCGGTACAAGAACACTTGTAGAGGGCTGTTCTTGCTGCTGTGATTGAGCTGCTTGCTGCTGTGTTCGGGTGCCTGAACGTTCACGGTTCGATACTACATCTCCAACCGCCATTGTCAACGCATCAAGTACCGTCTGTTCGGACAGTACGTTTCTGCCTGCGGTAGCATTAGCCAGCTCCGTTACGAACCTTACGATAGCATCCCATACTGTTGGCCTTTGTTTGACAAGGCCAAGGCGGTTCAGTGCTGCGGAAGGATCGCCGGTAATGCCGTTATGTTCAAATGTGGTTTCGACCTTTCCTAATGGAATGCGCTGTGCCATAGCGATAAAGGCCGGGTTAGCCAGCTCGGAGAATATTTCTCCTGCGTTTTCGGTAGCATACAAATATGTTTTACCGCGCTCATTATTCACCTTGTCTATCAGCCAATGGATAAGCGCCCATGAATCTCTGGCATTCTTGTCCCCAAGTCGTGCCCGGCGCTCCATGTCAATAAGGCCCTGATAGGTCAGGGAATGAAGCGCTTCATGCATGACGTGGCTAACGGTGGCACCATTATTCAACTCTATGGTATGCCTTTCCGGCCTGTATTCTCCGCCTATGAATCCGGATTGGCCTCTCTGTGTATGCTGCACAGTCTGGCCTGTATACTTTACAGCCGGTACCGCTCCCGTAGCGCTTGTTACAGCCTCATGCAATTCGCTTGCTGCTCTCCTGAACGCCTGTCCGGCCATTGGATCGTTGGCTACGGCAGCCAGAACGGATTCTGCTGTCGCTCCTTGCCGCCGTGCCTCATTCGCCCACGATACAGGAGACTGGATATCGGTAGTTGCGCCAAAACTGGATGTTCCGACCTGATTGACGGCAGCGTCGGTCTGTCTATAGGCATCTATAGGAACATCGGATATCGCGCTACCTATGTTTCCGCCTTCCGGATCGCCAAGTTGCCGCATGATTTGCGGAGCGTATTGTGCCGTCAGCTCAATCTGATTTACCGCGGTATTGCCCTGCGTGTCCGTCCACTGTACGCTCTGGCCGTCGGTCATCAGGAGATTTCCGTCGGGAGCGATGAACAGTGGTGTGCCACCGGTCAGGTTGGGATTTATGCTGTCTGCAAGTACCTGTGCATAATATCGCTCTATTTGTCGTTGTGTCTGGACCGGCTGTTCACTGGCGGTTAAGGCAGCAGCCATTGCAGTTCGCTGTACTGGAGAAGCGGCCTGATATATTGGGTTGGACTGCAAGTTTTGTTGGGCGACATATGCCACTATTCGCTCTGTATCAGCCTGTTGCTGTGCCGCTTGCTGTTGAGCTGCTTGTTGCTGTGCCGCTTGCTGTTGAGCTGCTTGTTGCTGTGCCGCTTGCTGTTGAGCTGCTTGCTGTACTGCCTGCTGTTGAGCTGCCTGCTGTTGAGCTGCCTGCTGTTGAGCTGCTTGCTGTACTGCCTGCTGTTGAGCTGCTTGCTGTACTGCCTGCTGTTGAGCTGCCTGCTGTTGAGCTGCTTGCTGTTGAGCTGCCTGCTGTTGAGCTGCTTGCTGTTGAGCTGCCTGTTGAACGGCGGCTGCCTGAACCTGTTGTCCAGCATTCAGAGCGTTCAGGGCTTCCGCCGCCTGTCTCATTGCGTCGGTAACCGATTCAGACTCTCTGGAAGCTGTTTGTGTAACAGGCTGATTGGAGTTGGCGGTTTTCGATATTGCTTGTGCCAATACGTTCTGTGCATTGATCTGGGCCGATTCTGCATTGGCGGCCGCATTGCCAAGTCGTCGTCCTGCCGCCACGCCACCGACCGCACCAAGACCTTCACCAATAAGACCTTGTACAAACGATGAGCCAGCTCCCTCTGTCAGATTGACATCCGCTCCTATGGATCGACCACCGTATTGGCCTGCCACTGTGGTTCCGGCTTCCTCAAGTCCTCCAAGCAAGGCACCTGTAGCGGTATTGGCGAGATAGCCGGTTCCTCTTCTTGCCAAGCCTCCCGCAACATTCGCGCCAAGCTCGCCCGCCGCTGCACGGGAAATCGTTCTTTCAAGAGAGCCGGGAACAACGCTCATGACAGCACCTATTGTTCCGCCTATGGCAAGAGCAGTGCGTGCTGAACTGGTAGCCAGCTCATCCTTCACGGCTTTCAGGTTGCCTTTATGCTTTTTCCATAGTTCTTCTCCGCCGGGCAGCGCCTTTATTTCCTTGGCGCTCATGTTCAGCACGATATCCCGCGCCTGTTGTGCGGCATCGCCACCGGACAATACGGCACCGAGTGTCGTTCCTGATGCAAGGCTGGCGCCAGCGGTAGCCCTTGCCGCCTGCTCGGCTGTCATTTTCAACGCGCGTGTGGCAATGCCACGGGTAGCAAGCCCTATCCCGCCGGACACCAGTATAGTAGGCAGCATGTTGCCTACAAGTTCGGATACCTGTCCAACGCTCATGTTTCTTACGGCAATACCCATTTCTCCGAGCGTCTTGCCTAGCCATGTTTTATCCGGATCGTTATACAGTTTTTGGGTTTCAAAAGCTATTTGCTTCTGTACATCCTTTTCAACAGCCGATTGCCCTTCCCGAAGATCTTTCATTATGTCTTCGAAGTACTTGGAGCTTTCCTGTGGTGTACCGGCTATCGTATCAGAGACGGTACCTATCATCGCCGGTACGGATACCGCCCCGGCGGCAACCCCTCTTGCCACATCTTCTACCGCCTCGCCCCATGTTCTGGAGGGTTTGACAGGAGCCTTGTTTATTTCACGTAATTGTGCATCGACATCTATCTCATCAAGTCGTTTGTCTTTAGGCAAGGTTTCATTCCATGCCATAAACGCCTTTTTGGCCCCTTCGATATACTCGTTATACAACCGGCTTTGTTCCGAGTATGGAAGGTTATCGTACCCTTCCATCTGAATTTTAAGCTCTTCCCATGACGGTAAACTGGGAGGTGCCACAATGGCGTTTTTCTTTGCCTGATTACGCATACGATCTATCTGATATTTGATAGACATTAGATTGCGTACATCTCCCAGAACAGAGCGATCTGAAGAGGCTTCCTTTATGGCCGGAAGCTGGTTATAGGCTTTCTGTAGTCCTTGCGACAGATCAGGAAGAACGATTTCCGGTACTTCAAGTCCGGTTACCGGGTCAATATTCTGGGATGTTGTTTTCTTTGTAGCCATATGTCACAAGCCGGAAATGATGTTGTCTATTTCTTTTACCAACGGTCTTGGCATAACAAGAGACGGAGCGATATTATCGGCCGCCCCACCGGAAACGAATTGTTCTACCGCGGTATTGCGGGCGTCATTTGCCGCATCTTCTATTCTGTCCGAAAACAGGGATGCAAAAACATCTTCAGAATCGTAAGACGGGCTGACGACTCCCAACTGATCGTATATGGTACGGGGCTGAACATCTGAAACAGCCGGGAGTTGTGCCGTTTGCTGTGGCATTGTCTGCTGTACAGGCACCGTGTACCCCTCGTTCCCGACGGCGGCAGAAAGGTCGGAAAGGTTTGTCATTGCAGGCTGCCTTGACGGAGCATTGCCGCCAAAAAAGTTGGCAGCGAAATCCCATGATACCGTCCGTTGTTTATTAGGAGAATCAGGCAAGGAGGACCATGTTGTATTGAGCTTTTTAATAGCCGTGGTGATATCTCCTTTCACGATATCATCCAACGCTCCTTTTTCCTTCATCAGCTCCACTGCCGCCAAATCCTGACTGGCAGGTGAAAAATCGTCCAGGCCAAGCCGATTGGACAGATTCTTGTATGTCGAGCCAATGAACTGATACCGTCCCGCCGCAGTAGTGGGAAGCCGCTTTCCTTCCTTGTTGCGGAAATATTTTGTTTCGTTCGGGTGCTTGTCCAATGAGATTTTTGTACCGCCAAATCCGGTATCATAGTCTGCTCCTTCCGCCGTGGAAATGAAGTCCAGAACTTTTCTGACATTCGGATTGTTAACGTATGGCAATAACGATTCAGCATATTTGTTCATTGCAGCCCTTTCATTATTGCATCAAGGCGATTTTGCATGGCGTCTCTTTCACGTTGGTCCCGTGCCTGCTGTATAAGATCGTCGAGCTTGTAAAATTCATCCTGCAATCTCATGGCACGAGCGCGAAGTTCAACCGCAGCTCTTCGATCTCCCAATGCGCTTTGAAGATCGCCCGCTTCTATGAGACGCTTGTACATGTCATTAAGTGCTTCTCTGCGATTGATCAATGCAGTTATTGGATCGCTTGCGTCTGTCGTTGTAGTGGTGCCTGTCGCTCCCGCTGCTGGTTGAGTACCTGTAGCTCCTGTCGTTGTAGTGGTGCCTGTCGCTCCCGCTGCTGGTTGAGTACCTGTAGCTCCTGTCGTTGTAGTGGTGCCTGTCGCTCCCGCTGCTGGTTGAGTACCTGTAGCTCCTGTCGTTGTAGTGGTGCCTGTCGCTCCCGCTGCTGGTTGAGTACCTGTAGCTCCTGTCGTTGTAGTGGTGCCTGTCGCTCCCGCTGCTGGTTGAGTACCTGTAGCTCCTGTCGTTGTAGTGGTGCCTGTCGCTCCCGCTGCTGGTTGAGTACCTGTAGCTCCTGTCGTTGTAGTAGCCCCACGTCCGTACATGTTGGTTACCAGCGGTTTTCCGTCCGCTCCAAGGCGTATGTTCGGCTGATTGGCTTGCGACATGGCATTAAGACGATTGTAAAAATCAAATGCCCGCTGGTCTCTTGCAATCTGGTCTTGCAAGGCGCGTGCACGGTTGAACTCGTAGGCATATACATTTGCTCCACCCTGACCACCGCCGGTCAGTGCGATCTGTTGCGCCCATGTCTGTACCGGCAGTTCCGGGCCAAGTCCGTACCGCACATAATCATCGCCCATCCAGATATCGGCGTAAGGGTTCTGCGCATTGATGGCTGCCGCTATCGCTTCGGGATTGCCAGATTGTATGGCTGTGGTGACCGGGTTGACAGCGGAAATGCCGAACGCGGCTCCGAGCTTTTCCGCCTCTGACAAATTACCGGTTCTTATAAGCTGGTTAAGCTGATTGTTTACGGTGTTGCCGAGCGAACGGTTGATGAGTGCCTGTGTATTGGCGTCAAAGCTCTGGTAGGTCGGATCAGCCAGCATCTGGTTTCTCTGGTTGATGAGAAAATCAGATACGTTTTCATTGGCGGTCAAGGCGCGCTGCATGTTATTGGCAATAGGCGCAAGATAATTCTGCGCTGCTCTTGTTCTCATGCGCTGCTCTTCCCAATCCTGCAATTGCAAATCCGCCACTTCCCGTTGCCTGTTTAACCATGCCACGTCGTTCGCCATTTGCTGACCTCTGGCGGCGGAAAGAAAATCAATGCCAGCGCGCCTGTTACGGTCAAGAAGCGATGTAACGCCACCTGTAAAATTTGCCATATCAGTCTCCTAAATTTCTCCCGGGTTGGTTGGATGCACGCTATCGGCGAATTTAAGCGCAAAGTCATCCATGCTGACGGTTATTTGTCCTCTGTCTCCGTCAGAATCCGTAAACGTATATGTTTTTGAACCGGTTCTGACAAGGTCACGGTTACCGACTACAGCATCGTTACCGCTTTCCAATTGTTGGGTTCTCATATTATTATAAGAATCTCCCATAATGGCCGCATCCCCGGCGGTAGAATACATGGCATTAACCGCCTCTTCCGCTGCTGCGGTATCGGAACCGAAGTTCATATTCATGCCAAACGATGACAAAGCACCGCCACCCGAAAACCCGGGGCCATTAGTTGAGCTCCATCCGTTTTCATTATAGCCGGATGGAGAGCTGGCTGTTACGCTTGGCAGTCTCCAGTTGCCTGTTTCACCGAACACGGCCCCATCTTCATCCCGGTTTCGTATAAAAGAATCAATGGGTGGAACGGAGTTTATGGCGTATTGCTCTGCAAATCCGAAAGTGGTCATCGCATTGTTCAAACCGGCTGTAAGTTCGCTCCCTGCTGCCGCCAAACCGCCCGCTGCACTGCTGTAAAGATTGGCCGCCATTCCGAACAATCCGCGTCCTATTCCAATAGCTTGCCGCCTTCTCTTGTTGTTAAGATCTTTTTTGGCCTGTGCATAGGCAAAGCCCATTATATAACCCATGATCTTCGCATTTGTCACCGCGGTGGCATGGGATTGATATAACGTTTGCATGACGCGAACGAACTGGCTTGTGTGATACCGTGATGCCACGCATTTCTGCTGCCTTATGACTTGTGCAAAAGCCTTGGCTACAGGAGCTATAAGATGCCCGGCAAATCTTCGTCCGTACACTTCTGTCAATTCGACTTCTTCCGGAGTGCCAAATTCTTTTATGAAGGCCAGCTCTTTTGGCCAATAGACTTCTTGGGCGAACCGTCGTTTTTCCTCCGACATGGACAACATGCGATCTGAAATATCCCGCTGTTTCTTCCAGTTGGAAATGAGCTGTGACGCGTTGTCTATAGCCAGAGCTACCGCTGCGACACGACGGATGTTTGCCGCAGTGGAAACGCCTTTTGCTCGTATGCTTTCACCTTTACGATATCCTTCGCTTGATACGCAACTCATATTTCACCTGCTCTTCCGGTTAGCCATCCGTCACTGGATGTTCTGTATGGTATGCCCTGTTCCGCCCATCGTTGTTCTATTCTGGATCCCCATTGGTCCGTACCGCGGCGATAAAAGCCGTATGCTTCCCATGCGCTCCCTATAGAATCGAGAAGAACGCCTCTTGCCTGATTTCCTGTTTTGCCTGCAACTGCCTGAAAACTTGGAACTTCTGCAAGATGTTCTCTTCCAAGTCCCAATGCAGCATATTGCTCTGCGTACCTGACATCATTCAATGCATCCATTCGTCCTTCCGCCTGCCGGTCTGCGAAATAAATAACCTGTGCCCTGTCCTTCTGGCGGTTCCTTGTCCAATTGGCCCGTTCACATGACGTCAGGGAAATGCACTTGTCACTCAATGCATTGTCCAATGCGGAAGAATATATCTGATGTATGTTGTCTGAATAGGAAGCCCAAGAAGTGGACAATGCATCATACGGAGCCACCGCCTTTCCCAACCCGAACGCGTCATCTACCGCCGCTTTTTCATAAGGCCAGAAATTCTTGGCGTGATCATGGATCTGCTCTGCCAGAGTGATCTGCCTGTTCGCTATTTCATTTTGCATGTCGGCTATCAAGCCGCTGGCATTACGTTTCCACGATGCCAATGTGGTCGCAATGGCGGCATCGGCAGTCGCATGAGCGATCATCGCTTCTTTCTGATTGGTCGCTGCATCCGTGTAGTCTGAATCGCTAATACACGCCATATTCCTATCCTATCGTTATTTCTTTTACGGCCCACGTGATTTCCGCATCCGTTTTTTCCAGTATACGATCTTCATAGATCAGCTTCGATGCACCAATGGCCGAGGCGATTGATCGAAGAAATTGAATGAATCCGGCTTTATCTTCTATAAAAGATAACAATACCGATACCGCCTTGTCATTGAACAGCCATCTGTCGCCCATCATGACAAAGGCAATGCCTATGTACTTTCCGTAAGAATCCGTTTCAGCGACAACTCGGATCCCGCGTATCCACGCATGGAGAAAATCTTCCACGTTAAGAGAATGACCGAACGACGCGACAGCCTCCAGTATCTTTTTACCTTCTTCCGCCAGAGCTTCATCCGTGCCGGGCGGTGATATGACAATGAATGGCATTACGAACTCCTTAAATCGTGCATGGCTGTTGCAATAGATACAAGGCTTACTCTTCCTGTGCCTGACAGGGTAACGAACATCCTTGTTCCCGCCGAATACATAGGTAATCTGAACACTCTTGACGATAACACGTCTCTGTCCAGTACGGTTCTTCCGTCAAGCTCTATTTTTATTTTTTCAGTACCGCCAGTAAAATACAAGTGCCCTGCTCCCCACCCGACGGGAGATTGCGCTACCGCCTCAACTGATCTGAAAACATGCGGTCTCTTTTTTGCACCCCTGTTCCATAAATACTGAATGCCGTTTTTGACAATGTAAAAGTCTCCCTGACGAGATACAAAGGCGTCTGTTACGCCTGTGTCGGACAGGCTGCAATGGAAATCGAGATCCCATCCCGTTTCAGGCCCGGATGACATTTGCATGTAGAAACTTCCGCCTTCTCCGAAGACATACAGCTTGCCGTCCACTTCTACAGGCGTTATGGTTTGAGGGCGAAGAGCCTGCCAATCCTTGTCAGAATACAAGGGCCACGTCAACAAAACCGGCGGTCTCTCTCCTGACAAAAGAACAAGGCCCTTATGAGATGGATATACCGCCCCTGCACGGCATTTCGCCATTCGTCTGTTACCGCACCCCACCATCGGAAGATGCCCTGGCAACCGGACTATCTTTCTTGTGCCTGCATTTGTACAATTCGCCACACCTGATATGACGTACGGCCTTCCGTCTGTGGCGACATAAATGACACCGTTGCTTTCGACAAGCCCACATACATTGTCATCGAGATCGTAGTAGTGCGGCCAGTTATGGTACTGATTGTTTTCGGATGCATATATTCTGTTGCCGACAAATCCGAACAGGCAGTTCATGGACTCTACCCAGACAATGCCTCTCAATCCATCAGGAGGCGGCAATACGACTGCGTCTTGAGAAGCTATGGCAAGATCGGCATTCCATGCCTTGTCCGTATAGGACACCGCATTGACGTCGGTTTCCCCGACAAACATCCATGCCGCTTCACTTGTATTACTCGATTCATTGCCTTTTTGATACGCAGCCACCGCCCGGAAGATAGCGACTTTTACAATACCGTACTCTTCTTCCGGAACAGGCCAGCCGGATATGACAGCCGTTTGTCCATCCCGCATGTTTATGGCTTGGCTGCCGGGAGAAAGCTGGCTTCTCTCACCAGCTTCATTAACGTACTGATAGCAATATGATCTTCCGTCTATGTCCTTTTCTGCTGAATCGTTAAGATCGGATACATAAACGGAAGGCGCGGTATGTGGACAGGGAAGACCTAGCCTGCGTGTTTTCGTTACACAGTTTCCTTCATCGTCCGTTGATACAGTAAGAACAAGCGGATAGTCTTCAGCACCTGTCACAAATGCCTGCTTGCATGTAACGGAGCCATACGCCATATCGACACAGCCCTTGAAATCGTGCCAGCAACATTCATGCTGAAAGGTTGCTTTTGTGCCTTCCGCCACCGTTCTGTAAGGTGACGGCTCACGAAATGAGTCAAGACATCCGGAAGAAAAATCGCAATCAATCGCCAGAGAAGCCCCTGTTTTTTGGCCCAGATGATCCGCCAGTCTTGGTACAGAACCTTTAAACCGATTGATCGTAAAATCCATTTTTCATCCTTATGGCGATTTTGTACAACAGTTATTCTGAATCCATGTTACCTGCGATTGAAGGGCTGACAAAGCGGTGTTGAGAGCGGTTATCTGGGTTTGCAAATTCGATGATGCATTGGCTATCTGCGTATTGATATACTCTCTTAAATCAGTATCATACTCCGTCAGATTTATCGAGATGTTCGATATACCTGTGCCTGTATCCGGTGCCGTAGCCGTCAGCTCCACCCCGGCGGTACTGGACGATGTCGTCAGATACAGGACAGGCGGCCATGTAGCCGGCAGAGATACGATAGCCCCTTGCTGTATGCCTATTCCGCCCTTGTCGTTTGTCACCCCGTTGGGATTGGCTCCGCTAGCACCCTGTTCTCCCGCCGGTATTCCAAAGTCAAGCACGGCGTTCGTGGTGGTACCAACGTTCACGACGGTAGCTTGAGATCCCGGGGCCAACGTGTTGACGGTACCGATAGATATGGTCGCATTCTCTCCGGGATCTCCCTTGTCTCCTTGCGGTCCTTGAGCCCCGCTTCCGCCACCACCGCCTGTCCCGGCGCAACAGACGTCCGGTGTATAAAGAGGGATTTCTCCGGCTTCTACGGATGTTATGCAACCGTTTTCCACAACAACCGTGGCATGTTCGTACCGGCCATCAGGCAACGTTATGTTGCCGCATTTGCATGTGCACGGTTCTACAGGATCTTGTGTGCAATCGCTACATGGAGTGCAATTTGTATCAAGGGTATTGCAAGTCATTTTATCTCCTAAACAGCGTTCGATACCGGTCTGCCGGTAGATGTACGATAGGATCCGGCCAGATCGCCAGCCTGATAAATGGATTCAATCTTGGCTTCCGCGTTCTGCTGTATACCAAGAATATTATAGGCCATTTGTATGTGATACTGACTTGTGCCTTCTCGTGACGATGCATTGACAAAACGATCTCCCGTCAGCAGCCACGCCAGAACAAAATGCTTTGCAGCAATGGAAACATCGCACCCTGAATCAAATGCCTTGTCGAGATCCGCAGTACCTAGCGAGCACGGTCTTGAAACGCATTTCGCCCTGACATAAACCTCGGTATCGCACGGAACAGGAGGATAGACTTCAAACCGTCCGTTCATATTATTGTCCACGACAACATAATCTATGACATAGCCGTTAGGTGCGTCTTTCGGTACAACGCATGACGGTTTGTTCCATCGTACCTTCGCCTTGGTTGTCGTCCGTCTTGATCCGGAAAGGGTTTTTATGATGTTGCCCTTTTCATCTGTCTGTTCTATAACGTCAAGAATGTTGGTGCAGCATCCTCTCGCATCCTGATGCCGCCCGGCGGTAAGTCTGATTATTCTGTATTCCGTAAACAGATCCGGACGGAATTTGAACACCATGCACCTTGCATCGTTCAGGGCCATTATCACATTTTCCAGAGGATATCTGACGAACTCATGGTTCGGTTCGTCATCGTTCAAGGCAAATGCAATAGTCTTTGTCAACCAATATCTTAACGATGTATTGCATGTCATCTGTATCTCCTGAACGTTCTTGTTCCACTGAACAATCCGGATCCGGGCGGCATAAGATCAAATGAATGCGCTTGCATGGCACGCTGTTTTGCAATGCCCCACGAACGGTCTATTTCCGCCTGTGTCGGGATTACGCTTAACAACGGAGTGTCCCTGAAATGCACCGCCCTTACATAATCCCGCCTTGCTTTCATGACGATCTCTTCCCGGAAAAACTCATACAGGAAAGAATCATATTCACAAGCCAGTTCCCGCGGGGCGGCCCATACAAGCAAGCGCAAGCGGTCTCCGTCGCAGCACCGCCAGCCACCTCTTGATTCCAGATGAATTTCGCTTCTGGCCGGATCGAACACATAGGTCAGACCATTGGGAAGCCAGCCCTTGCAGTCACGACATCCGCATCTGTTTTCATCATTGTACCCCGCGCCGATAACGCCGATGACGTTTTCAAAATCAACCGGAATGACCGGATAGGTACATTCTCCGGGCTGCAATGTAATGACAACCTCTCTCTGCAAGGCACGAGTATATTTGGCAAAACTTATCGCTGCCGCACGGGAGTAGTCCGCCGCTATTTCTTCTGTAGGATCATCTATTCCCACTATTATTTCAGAAAGCCATTTTTCCCAGTCGTAGGTTTCTATGGCTGGAGGAACCGGAAGCTCCGTGCAAGGCGAGGGGGCGCAAGGCGGTGGAGGACATTCCGGTCTTGGAACAGGAAGCCCGCAACGATTGAATCTCTGGCCGTTCATCGCCCAGTCAACCATTAAAAAATTGACAGGTGAATACACCATGAGATCATATCGCGCTTCCATTTCAGACGATCCCTTTTTCTTCCAGTATGGTTTCCAGTTCGCCTTGTACAAGCGTGTCTTCATTTTCCGTCGGGTCTTCGTTTACGACGGTTACTACAACTTCTTTTTCCGAAGCGTCAACGACGGGATGCTTGTTGATCCGGCCCCTGCGTTTTGGCTTGGTTGCCTGAACGGCTTCCGACATCGGAATAAAAGTTTTCGGTGGCCGTGTGGCGTCAATGGATTCTTTATCATCGGATAAAGTTTCTATTTTTACCGCTTCGTCGACAACAGGTTTGTTGATAGCGACAAGCTGATTGCCCCAGACATAATTATTGTTTACACCATTTTTGTAATACGGAATAACGCCTCTTGTACTGGACAGAATACCAATGGCAAGGCCGTTTACTGCGCTACGTAATACAGGCATGTTCTCTCCTTACAGGCCGGTCTTTTTCGGACCGGCCCCTTGTTCATTCGCGTTCTGCGCGATCACAGATGGAATAATTTACCGCTACGATGACACGGAAATTACCGACGACTTTTTTACCTACCGGCATACTTGCTACTTCAAGCATGATTTCGTCAGCTTCTGCCGTAAATACGCCGTCGCCGTCCCGACCGAATATGTCGATGAATACATTGTCATCCATCTTTCCAAAGCCGTTGAAAGCATTGGCAGCGGTACTATCCGGAGTGACCTTGCCCGATATTGTTGTATCAGTGACTGTTCCTGTTACCGCGGTATTGGTAACTGTGGCGGTGACCGTTGTATCGGAAACAGTACCGGATACGGCATTGGAAGTCAGATTACCCGTTACCTCTCCGGAAGTCAGATTGCCGGTAACGACAGCCGATTTTTCCGTAGCGTCTCTTTCCAGTACGCAGACGTTGTCTTCGCTGCGTGTCGTTTTGACGGTAATGACCTTCTTGGACGGCAGTGCCAACCCGTTACGCGTTTTAAGGTTGAACGTCAGACCGGGTTCTTCCGCCTCGATACGAACGCTTATGTCAGTGACGAAAGCAAAGTTCGGAATACAGATGATACCTATCTTTGCACCAACGCCGACGGCATTGATGAACGAAACGATTTCATCACGGTCGTTTTCCAGCGTACCGCCAACCGGTCCCATCGGTACCATGTACTTGTCGTTATACGAAACAGGGTTGAGGTGGGTGTGAGAGTTCGGTCCATGAACGACATCCGCCAATCTGTCAAAGCCTACCGAAAACGAAGTTCCGCAACAGCCACTTCCCGCATGTTTTGCAAATACGCCAAGCGGTTGTTTTGAACCACGAAATACCTGCAACATGGTTGCAGGATCAAATGCTGTACGTGCCATATTGTTTATGCTCCTTTGCTGATAGCAACGATAACACCGAGAGGATCAATGACTTCGGTGTCCCATACAAATTCACCAACCATAAAATCTTCGAATTTATCTTCATACCATTTATTCGAGATGACCTCGAAAGCATGAAGAACCCGATTGGTATCAATGGCTACAACCGGAACAACCGTCCCAACAGCATTGATAGTGATTGGAGTGAGATATCGTGTAGCAATGATTTCAAAGCCATAGAAGTTGGACGTAATGTGTCCATTTATCATGACGTTGTTTTCACTGCAACAGGTGTTCAAATCTTTAAGATTCAGCAGTGCGTAACGACGCAACGACAACGGAATGAGAAGCACCGCAGAAGCTCTTTCTCCCTCGCCTGAAACTTCTCCTTCTCCGCACTCCCAACCGGCCTGTTGGGCTACTTCCATAATGGACAATACCATATCTTCAAAGCCTTCTTTGGTATTGCCGTTCAGTGCGGTTTCGTCCTGCCATCCAAGATCGACATTATGATCAAGCACACCGGCTTCGTTACCTACGTTGTTAGGAGACGCAGAAGCGATGATTTTGGGAATGGAGTACGAATCAATCAGCTTTGTAATGTTCTTGCTGATCTGCCGACGGACATTGGCCTGCCACCTGTCGAAATTGGCGCACATCATGCGCTTGTCTGCATTGGACAGTTTCCATTCGAATTTTTTGGACTGGCAGATGACAAGAGAATCCGTTTCGATACCCGGACCGGAAATGGTTTCAGGATGTTCGTTGTTATCGGTATTCATACCGAAAATATCAAGATCCTGCTCTACGCCATAAATAACGCGTGCACCGCAATACAGATCTTCTTCTGACAAAAAATCGCTACGTGCGATTACAGGCGTTACAGAGCAAATCTGATAGTTGTACACAATGGAAGAGGACAGCTTGTCCGGTGCCCAAAAGGAACCTGCCATCCCGCGGTATCCGCTTGCATCTAAAAAACGTGACATAAATGTTTCCCTTTAAAAAGATTGTATCTTCTCGTAAAGCGCACGAGCTTCTTCCGAATTACGCTTTCCGGAGCGCGAAAGCTCCTTCAGGCGTTGTGACATCTTGAGAAACTCTTCTCGCCGTTGAGATTCATTTTTTTCCTGTGGCCCACGTCTCATTGCCGATTCAAGCGATGCCGTCACAGCATCGGTCTTTTGGTTGCGACTTTTCTTGGCACTTGTTTGTTCGTCATAATTGCGAACGCATTTGTTTAAAACATTGAGCGCTTTATCAACATCAACAGTGCTGTTGGCATTAAGCAGTGCTGTAGTGGCATAACGCACTTCCGTATTATTATCGACCCATGCCATAAAGGCAGGATCCCTCGATAATTCCTGCAATCTCGAAGCAGGGTTTTTAGGATTCAGCAACGCATCGTTTCGATAAGCGTTGATACGTGCCGCCCTTTCCTGTTCAAGAAGTTCTTTTACCTTCGCGTCTACATCATATTTCGGCGCAAATTGCCGCGCAGCTACCGCAGCCACTTTTTTGACAATGGCAAGTTGCGAAGGATCTATTGTTTCCTTTTCCTCATCCGACAAGATATCGTCAATGGAAAAATCCTTAAGCCGCTGCTCTTCTATCATTCTGTTTGCACTGTCCAGTTTTTCCTGCAACGCAGCGAGCTGGCTTTTGTACTGATTCTCCATGACGGAAAGGGTGTTCTCCAGAGCAGCGGCTCTTTGCTGTTCAGGAATGACACGGCCCTTCATTGACGCCAACTGACTTTCAAGATTGGCAATCTTGGCACGAAGATCTTCTCCGGTATCGTCGGATTTTTGATTATCTTCCGTCGGGGCTTTATCCACCGCATTCTGCGATTTCTCAATCAGGATATCGCTTTGACCATCGTCATTGTTCACTGGTTCATCCTGATCGCCATTGGCTTCCGCATTCAGTTTTTCGTTCATCTCTTCAACCGTCATGCCATGCCGTTTGGCTGTTTTCGCCTGTCTTTCCGCAAAGATTTCTTCAAAGGATTTCATTCATTTCTCCTAGCGCCTGCTGACGTCGGCTCTGTTGGGCGACTCATTGAAGGCGGTAATTTTGTTTACGAATTTAACAATGGCAGCAGCGCTTGCCGTTACATGCAACAGCTCTTCGTGCCTTACCATTTTGGAAGTGCTACGATACAGGGCCAGTTCTTCATGATATGCAACAGACTTAAGCAAGCTTTCAAGACGCCCGTTCATAGCGATCTCTTTTTTCAATTCAGCAAGCGCCTTGTCATAAGGCAACTGCTGTTCCGCGATGGTCGACATCAGCCAACCTCTTACATCCCGCGGCGTTTACGGCATGACGCGCAGCCCGTATTGACGATCAGAGGTGCTGGCTTGTTACCGGATACCGCACGTCTTGTATTGGACGGTGTAACCATAGATGGCGATGCACTTATTCGATGTGTTACAATACGATCTGGTTTGCTAAAATATTTAGGCGCGGTAGCCATGATTCCTCCGTGAAAACAATATGACTTATGGTAATATAAAATTCAGCTCATATTACCATAAGTCATATAAAGGAAGATGTCAACAGGAGATTGATATGAAACAGCTTAATAAAATGTATATAGGGGAAGAGGGTAAAGCCACATCAGTTGTCCTCCCCCCCCCACCGCTATCAAGACAGGAGCTGACAACTCTTTTTGCACCATCCAGTTCTTTTATAAATCTTTCCCTTGATACAAATCCAAAAACAATAACCGCACCGGAAACCGGTTATTTATGCGTAACGGCCTATGCTGAAGCAAGTAATGCCGGTTACATCAATTTTGTAAATAGCACATGTCACTGTGGTGTAATGCAAAGCATCACTGCCAACAATGCAGCAAAGATTATGATGCCAGTCAAAAAGGAAGATACCATTGTCATTAATTATGGCAACCTGAATAAAATAGAAGATTTCCGGTTTGTTTATGCCGAGGGAACAAAGCCCTCAACCGATTAGTATTTGATAACAGGCAATAATGTCAGAGCGGGAGGTTGGACGGTATTGCTTTTGCCGTATATGGCGTTTGATCGTGAGGCGTCCATTAAAACATCACCTCGTAAGCTACCGGAAATATCACCATGAACCGCAGGCTCCGGCTCATTAATATAAAAGCATCCAACTGGAGTATCTACTAAACCAGCTCCATATGCAAAACTGCCTGTTATATTCGGTAATCCAGCTTCTTTCACTTGACCGACAGTAGTTGATCCCCATGCTGTCTTGTCCATAAGGTTCGGAAGGCTAAAAGTGGTCGATCCATCGCCTTCCCCATAGGTAGTCCCGATAGCGTCGAACAATTCAGGATAAGCGTTTCGTTCTACCGCTCTCCCGTCACAAATCAAATATCCTGCCGGAGCGGTGTTGACCGCCATATAAAAAACAGTCGCTACCGGTATTTGAGAGGATGGGGGGGGGAGGACAACTGATGTGGCTTTACCCTCTTCCCCTATATACATTTTATTAAGCTGTTTCATATCAATCTCCTTTAATTCCACACGCATACCACGTATGGTTTGAAAATCCCTGAACGTAAAAAGACGATGCTGTCTTGTTTGCGTACATGCCACTGACATCGGAACACGATTTCATATCCACGCTTCCGGTTTCTGTAAACCACCTTGGATCAATGTTTGCCGATATAACAAGCGTGTAATCAGGCCCGCTAAATGGACGTAAAAGATCCACCTTCACTCCCGCATAATTGGCTGTAGCTCTTTGAAGGTCGCCCTGTTCAAGCCAGCCATCGCTCCATTCACGCCACCAATTACCGTGCATATCGTTATACGTATTGATTACGGTTATTGCAGTAAGGAGGGGGGGGCAATACCTACAGAAACCGCTTTCCCGTTTTCTTCTACATAACACGAAACTATATTTTTCATTCAACTCCTTTCAATTTATATATTCGTATGCGCGTTTCTTCGTCTACCATGTTATCAATATTAGCTGAATAGGCTTGTAAAATATGCCCTTTGCTGGAATACATTCCAGTAACGACCAAAGCATTGACACCTGAAAATGCCGGAAATGCCGCATTTAAATCAATAGTGATATCAGTTAAACCTATCATTGACGGTGCCGCAGACAACCGTGTTCTATATAGTATGTATGCGTCGTACGGTACGACAAATTCAACATATCTGCCATCCGGTTCATGCTCGCCAACCTGTTTCCATTCATACGGCTTTGGAATTTCCGTGTATTCACTGCTTATGCATACAGCATCAACAATCATTTTTTTACCTTGTGCCGTTATATTATCCAAAGACGTGTTCGCTTTTTCATTAACCTGTTCTGTCGTAGCAAAGTCAAAACCTACCTGTTTTGCCTCTCCGTTTTCTCCAGTGTAAACGGTCTTGACGACTTTTATTTTATCTCCCCCCCCATAATCAATCTCCTTTATTGATTTATCATTGATTGACGAACTGCTTCATACCTGTCTATACAATAATTCAATTTCTTTATTGCCTCGTCTCCACGCTGTGCGATGGAGACAAGACGGTCAGCATCTCCTTCGTCAAGTTCGGCTCTTCCTTTTCCAGATCCAGCGACGGTATTTGCGGGCATTGTGCAGGAACGGGCGTTGACTGACAGGCGCAAACGGCCATTACGGATATCACGACGAAGAGTATCATTAATGCTCTTTTGCTTCTGCAATTCCCTGTTGTGCTCATCTTTCATCCTGTCTTTTTCCGCTGCCATGTCCTGTTCCAGCTTTCGCGCCTTTTGCTGCTGTTCAACCACAGCGGCCATGTGCTCTTCTTTCATCCGGTTCAACGTATTTCTTGTCAGCCACCCACAAAAAAGAGCACCTATAACAAATCCGACAACGGCACAAAGCAGCATTTCTTTCATGATATCTTGCCGGTTTCTGTTTCCATAACGGATTCTTTAAAATATTTCCGTTCATGAAACTCCGCCTGCTTTCCTAAATTCCATCCCGATACCGGTCTGTGATAGCCCATGACTCTTGTCCATATTTCACATCGCGTTCTTTTTTCTTGAGGTAGCTCTTTATTCATTCCAGAATACTCCTGTAATATGCTTGTTGTCGTTTACTTCTATGGTAGTCACCTGATCCGCATTTTCATACCATCCGCCAAACACCTTGCCTTGCGGTGCATCAGGCGTGTATTGCGTCAAATCCAACTGCTGACCGCGTTGTACCTCTATAGACTTCGGAACACCTGTCAAGGGTTCTCCCAGATCTCCGGTCAACCACACAACATGACGTATCGGATACCAGTTATAAGGACAATCATCTCCTTCATAATAAACGATTCTGACTTGTCCATGCGCCCCATCTCCGCCATAGGTATCGCATGATGTTGCATAGTTCACGTCTCCAACAGAACCGCCACCACCTCCCGGCGCTTGCGGAACCGTATCTTCTATGTGCTGGCATTGTGTAAACGTGACGTCAACTCCTCCACCGCCGTTCCCTGCATGTACACTTTGACCGCCCGGACCGCCATACAAGCCTTGCTCCGTCAACGTCGTATTAATAGTGGAATAGACTGGCGCTCCACCGCCACCTGTATAAATGCCATCTGGTGGAATATCAACAGCGTGGTTTTCCGTTTCGTTGGCCTGCGCCATTATAGCCCCCCCCTTTATTCCAACTTACAACTTGTAATCTGTTCCTGCCTGTCCCATACAAACCCTGTATTCAAGGTTCCGTCGGTTGGCAAGTCCTTTTGAATACTTTCCCTTTATATACACCCATCTTTTCAATTGGGCGCACGCTTCCGGATATCTTTTCTGATTAAGCAATTTAAGCAACGTGGACTTTTTGAAATTTCCTATTCCAACATTGTACGCAAAAGATGCATACGCATCAAACTCATGCTGATACAAGGGGACTTTTATATAGGGTCTTATTTGATCCGCATGAGAATCAAGGCTTTTCAAAAGTTGCTGTTTGGCACGTTCAGGCGTTGTAGTGTCTCCAATCTTCACCCCTTTCGTTTCTCCATATCCAATTGTTGGAACACCACCCTCATCGAGATATGCCTCTTCACGGTAACCCTCGAACTGCGCAACCATAGCCACCGCAGCGGCAGAGACCGACAGCGCCATAATGGCTTTTCGTATTCTGTTTACAGGTATTGCCATGTCCTATCCAAACAGCAATCTTGTTCAATCCTTGTCCAAGCCGATCAGCCTGTAGCATAATCCTGCGCTAATGGTGGTGCTGAATGTGAATCTTATTTTTGTGAAATCTTCTTCACCGTTACAAGGTTCCTTGAAGCACTGTGTCCATTTCACCGAATACGGGCTGATGGAACTATAGTTGTCAGAAAAAGCTACATTCGAAACATCTATTTTGCCTATAAGCGTAATATCAATTTGCGACAGCTTTTCAATAGAAATGAAATCCCATTGTTCCGCCGTGCCGTCGCTATATTTTACGTATCTTCCCCAAGGTCCTATTTTGAAAGTCAAAACAGGTTGATGAACGTACAACGGTTGCGCCGTCCCCCCCCCATCAGGAATACCCAGATAAACCTGCTTTATAAGTTTCTGATTCATGACTGATCATCCCCCCCCTTTATTTTTTACGCGGTTTTCCGCCGGTCTTTTTGCTGGACTTCTGTTTACTGCAAGCCATGTTGTTTCCTCCATTTGCACTTTGTTGATATACAAGAACCACTTCGTTATTTCCCAATTCCGTACCCTCACCGGGATCGGTATCCTTTACCATTATCACAGGCATTTTATTCTGCAAATCGGAAAGGCTATTTTCCAGATCGGCAATCCTGCTCTTGCTCGACTCCTCGCCCTGTTGCAATTCCTCAAGCTGGAATTTCAGTTGGCTTATCGCGGTCTGCGCATCATCGACTTTCTTTTCCAGACTTTTCAGATCAACCCCGAATAACAGCTTTCCTAACCAATTGAACATGCTATCTCCTTGTTTTAAACGGATTTATCGTGCTTACGAACATTGCATTATAGTCACTGATTTCTGCTGCGGGATCGGCGTCATGTGCAATCCGCATCTTCAAAGCCGATTGAAATTTCCAGCCAAGATATAATCTGAAACACTTCCCCGGAAAGGACGGAAACACGATATAAAGCATCCACCTTGCCTTGAACGGATTCTTTGACGTTGTTGCCGCCCATACTCCGGAATAATAAGGCTTGTCTCCCGTCTTGGGATTTCCACATGAATAAAGCTTGTCGTCCTTATACACCCACGTATTGAGCACATTCCATGACCAGCCATAAGCTTTATTGCGCCACAACCAGAACGTACGCTGTACATACAAGCCTATTTTCGGATGCTTGGCTACAAAATCCGCCCATCTTTCATAGTGCCCCCTGTCTCCCTCTATCGGATTGTCGGGAGTCAACCATAAACGAAGAGGATTGTTTTTCGATAGCGTTACGTCTCCATTACCATCAGCAAACAAGGCGATGATCGGTGCCAACGGAAACGCCAAAAGCGATGTTACTATGTCAAGAGGTAAATATAAAAACCATATCATTATTGCGTCCACCCTATCGCATACCACCTTACATTAGCTGTTAGCTGGTTATTGTAATAATCCAATATAATATGATCATTTGTTTCTTCCGTTACACAAGGGGCGTCTACAATAAGCTCTAAATTCACTACGTTTACATAATACAAAACGTAAAACGGTATCTGAAAAACTACCGTCACACCGCCAGTAGCGGGTATTGTTGCAACGCCTCCCTGTTCCAAACGTCCATCGCTATATTGAATTATAAAATTATTATTGTTTCCTGATCTGGTTACAACAGTCGGTATCGTCGGCTTGTTCAATAAATCGTTATAGCTTCCTGTTGTCGCCACTGTCGCCAGATCAGGTTTATTCAATATGTACCCCCCCCCATCCGCTTCAGTAGCATTCCAGTCAGCATTGCCACCGAAAAACCGGGTTGCCATTTCATCTTATCCAACATAAGCCTTTAAAATTTTTCTCTGATTCATACGTCCCTACCATATCTCAACGCTACATAACCGGGAGCGCCCGCCCCCCCGCAACACTGTCTCCACCTGCACCACCGCCGGAACCATACCCTACGCCAGCTTGACCAACACATCCGTTACAATCCCAATTGTATCCAGTTCCACCTGTTCCCAGTGCGCTGTTTCCGCCATTGCCGGGATTGCCGTTATTGCCTGCCTGCCCGTCAATCCAGTTTCCTTCGTAATTTCTTGAGCCGCCACCACCCGCTCCGGGAGTTGGTGTCTGGCCTTCCGGAGCTGTTGTCTGTCCTCCTCCATATACTACGCAATCACGGAAGGACGAGTTACCGCCTGCTGTACCGATATAATACGCGCCGCCCAGTCCTTGAAAGACGCCTCCTGCTCCACAGCAAATGTATATGGATTCTCCGGGCGTTACACTGATAACCCCTTTGAAATATCCTCCACCGCCTCCGCTGGCTCCTATATGAGCCTTGCTTGTGCCATAGTGCCCTCCTACTCCTGCCGAGCCACCAGCCTGCAACTCCACTTCTATACGAGTAGTGTCTGCCGGCACTGTGAAGTAATAACAGGATCCCGGTACCGTCGGCTGTGTTATGCTCCAGGTGTTATCTTCTTTCATCTGTCGGGCGATTTCCCGTATTCTGTCTTCCAAGAAATTCTGAACGCCAAGGCCAAATTTGATCGGCACTGCGTGGTTATCGTTCTTGGCTTCGCCCTTATATGCCTTGTCAATCGGCACTGCGCTGCCGTTGCTGGCCGAACGTGTTTTCTTCTCGTATGGGTTGTATGGAATGATGATTTCCGTCCTTCCATCATCGTATACATAAGTCGGCGTCAACCTCTTTACGATGGTATCAACGAGAACCCAATCTATGCCGTTTCCCATTACGAACTCCATTCCTGACGACAAATATCACGAATATAAGAATCGAGAGAGGCCAGATCGAACATGTCTACGGTAAACCACATTCTCTTTGCCAAATTGCTTCTGTCACCAACAACAAGCTGATGCAATAACACTTCTTTTACACTCATGTCCACTCCCCCCCCCTAATTACTTGTTAAATATCACCAAGTCACAATGATAATTCCATTTTCTCCTGCACCGCTAGGCATATCAATAACACCTTGTCCTCCTGCACCATACCCTGTAAAAAACGGAGATGCTCCGCCGGGACAGGGCGTTCTGTTGTTTCTGGTAGCGTTACCGGTTCCCTGATTTCCATTAAGCTGCTGTATAACCTGCGTTACACCTTGTACAGTCGCGATACCCGCGGCTCCTCCTTCTGCGTGATCTGGCCCTCTGCCACCTCCGCCACCGCCGCCGCCGGTACATGTTATATAAGAGCCGAATGATGTTGTTCCGCCTGCTATTCCAAGAGCCTCACCTGAAACAGACGCTCCTCCCGCTCCAATAGTTACCGAAATACCGGAATTTGGTGTAACAGCTATAATTGCCTTGGCATATGCCCCTGAACCTCCTCCCGCTCCGGCTCCCCAATCACCGTGTCGTTCCCACACTCCCGCTCCGCTTCCACCGGCTCCCTGACATTGAACCGTTACGGATGTAACACCCGACGGCACATTGAATGTAAAGGAACCGGGTGTTACGAATATGGCCTGATTATCCGATGATATGCTTGCCTGAATTTCATTCACGCGTTCGGTAAGGCTTTCTATCTGTGACTTCAACCACATAAGATCAACGCCGAATAAATCTTCTCCGACCAATCTTACTTTTTCCGCAAGATTGGTCGCCCCCCCACATAGAACTTTTTCAAATCGCGACTTTTCATTTCATTACGTCCTGTGATTCAGGTCATGCAACACTTCCATACGACCTTTCAATAATGTTACTTCCGATCTCAATTCAGACACTTCTTCTTTCAGGCTGTCATGATTGGAATCAACCAAATCTATTCTCTCCATAAGCCTTATTTCTATGTTATGAACATTATCCTTTTCATTAACAAGCAAATTGCTTATGTCATCAAGCCTGTTGTTGAGCCGTTTGAAGAAGTACCACAATACAGAAGAAATGCCGGACATAAGCCCTAATACTGCATACATAAGCATTTCAGGTGTTATAAAATCCGGCATGATTATCTCCCGCTCGTTACGACGCCTGCGTCCATTGAGCCGTCAATGTAACGTCAGCCGTGACCGTTATCTGGCTTCCCGGAGTGTGAGTCGTTGACCCATCACTATAATTGTTGAATGTATACCCTGTTCTTGTCGGTGGCGTTGACGGAATGGTATATAGCGCATTGTTCAATACCGATGTATTGCTTGGCAAATTCTGAACATCTTCCGCTTCCGAGCCTGAAACATATGTAATGTTCCATGTTTGTACTTCTTCGTATACAAAAACGATATGCCCTGTTTCAAGCGGAGATCCCGCTCCCGGATCTTCCGTAGTCCATGTTATACCGCGGTCATAAAACAGCTTCTTGTCAGTTCCCAGTTTAAGGTCGTTTCCACTGTCGGAAGACAGCAGCCCTTCGCCGGTAACCAGCAATTTTTCATCCGTTCCCTTGGTGATAAGATTACCTTCGTTTGTAGAAATAATTTCATCGACGTCTGAAATACCGCCGCTTTTTTCTACATACAACTTGCCATCGCCTTTTACGGTAAGCTGATTGTCGGCTTCGGATGACACAAGACTGTTGGCATCTACCTTGGCATACAGCTTGTTATCCGATCCTTCAACGATAATGTTGTTGGCATCTGTAGAAATGAGATCGGAAGTAACGACTTCTCCCTTTTCAACAAACAGACCATCGCTTTTCACGACAATCTGGTTGTTCGACTCCTTGGACACCAGCGTATTCGTATCTACCTTGGCATACAGCTTGTTATCCGATCCGGTTACTATGATGTTGCCTGCATTGGTAGATATCAAATCGGAAGGAACGACTTCTCCTTCCTCAACATACAGCTTATCGTTTTTGATAACAAGGCTGTTTCCGGCTTCTGGAGATACCAGATCGGACGCTTTTACAGGATCGACTTTGGCGAACAGTTTGCTGTCCGTTCCCTTGGTGATTATATTGTTGGCATCTGTAGAAATGAGATCACCGGGGACAACATCTTTTGTTTTTTCAACAAACAACCCACCATCCGATCCCGTTGTGATAGCGTTATCTGCGCTATCCGATATGAAATCTTTCGGATTGGACGGATCCACTCTGGCATACAGCTTGTTATCCGATCCGGTTACTATGATGTTGCCAACATCTCCGGAAACAAGATCACCGGCTACAACGGAAGCTGCCGTCTTATTAACGTAAAGCTTGCCGTCCGTTCCGATTTCAAGAATATTGTTTTCCTCGCTCGATACCATATTCGCTGGCTTGACGATAAGTTTCCCGTCTTCCGCCACTTCCAGCATGTTCGGCGTAATAGCCGATACGATTTCGTTAAGATCGGATCCGCAATTCAGGGCCTCGCAAATAGCCGCTTTATCTTCCGGCGAAGCACTGGTGATAGCCGCCTTAAGCTCCTCCGTAAAGTTTTCACATGAAACCAAATTAACCATACTCTATCTCCTATAAACAACCGCTGTTATTCACTCGCCTGCCATACTGCCTTGAACACAGAAGGCTTGACAGTATTCCATTCATCGTCATTCCATTTGACTTCTTCCGAAGGCGAATATGTTTTATCGCCGTTTGCCGTATCCTGCCAGTTCACGAAAGTGAATCCCGTTCGCGTCGGCGTGTTTCCCGACACCGTAAACCCGACGGCAGGATTATAAGACTGCCCGGACGGCATATTTTCGGCTTCCCCATCCGTCGTATAGCTCATGACAAATTCCCATACTGCATATAACGTCAGGCTATATCGTTCGGTTATTGGCGACCCCACTGCATAATCAACGGTCTTGCAATCCGGTGACTTGCTCCATCCCCTGAACACCGTATTTTCAGGCTCTTCGCTCCATGCCGGTGCATTTACCGACTTGCCTGCTTCGACGATCGCCTTGGCCGGGACTTCTCCCCCTATGCCGGAAAACAGATTTACATAAGTGATCGCTATAGTCTTGGTTATCGGCTTGTCTTGTGGACAAGTCATGTCAACAGGCTGGTATGTCCCGTCATTGAACAATATCCATGTCCTGTCACATCTTTCGAATGTGCCTACAGCCAGCTTCGGCATGGACAGTATATGAACCTGAACCGGCTTGCCCGTTACAAGTTCTATTTCATTCGGTATGATTACAGACGGCCTTTCCTCATCGTCATCGCTTTTTTTCGGAAAGCAACCGCATGACGGAAAATCAAGCGCCTCACCGACTGCATATCCTATAAGATCTCCACCATCTGCACCGCATCCTGCGTTGACTTCTACCGTAGCCCCTTCTCTTGGAGACGGATAAATGTAGCCTATCGTCGTTCCGTCACAATCCTGTAGCGCAACTGTAGCATCAGGCGGTTGCTGGTCCGGACGGAAAGCCGCCCCTCCACCGGGCAATGGCATGGTAGCAAAATAACCGCACGGAGTTTCCGTCGGCTTCCATCTCATCTCATTGCATACAGTAGTCTGCTGCTTGTTGATGACGTGATCAATACAGGCTTCTACACCGGTATCGGTCCATTCACGAGTTTCTTCATTGCGCCATTCCGTCTGGCCGTACTGGTTTACGTATTGCCGACTTATCTGATACGTATCGGAATCATCCGTCACTATGCAGTTTTCACGACCGGTAGCCGTCCATATCGCCCCGCTGGTATCGACCTCAACCCAACGCAAATCATTGCAACGATTGGTCTGCTGCTTTTCGAGCTTGCCGGATTCAGAAGTTCTGGTTTCTCCGGTATCGACCCATGAAACCGTTTCCCCATCTTCCCATTTCAGTTGACCATACTGGCTCCTGTATTCGTTGCTTATCGTATAGGTATTGGACTCTGCGCTTGCGTTTATGCACCGGAAATTTCCTGTCGGAGTCCATACAATACCTTCGTCATCTACAAGAACCCAACGAAGGTCATTGCATATAGTGGCCTGCTGCTTGCGTACCGTACCGCTGCCCGTGTCTTCGATAACCCCGGTGTCTGTCCAGTCCCGGGTTTCTTCGACTTCCCACTTTCTCTGATCGAACTGGTTGATATACTCCCGTTCCACCGTATAAGTGGCAGAAGCGGTATCATCGCCTATATCGCACCGGACATTCCCGGTCGCCGACCACTGCACCTCCGACTCGTCAACATCCACCCATCGCAAATCGCCGCACTGATCCGTCTGCTGACGCTGTACCTTGTTATCCGTCGTAATCTGATACTCACCGGTATTTGTCCAGACAAGATCCCCGCATTCTATCCAACGAGTGTTGCCAAGACCGTCGTCTTCCTGACATTCCAGTTTGTCTGTTTTGACATTGCATCGCTGCTTGTCATTAAGCTGCCAGTCCGGCTCCGCACATATTACCGGACATCCTCTCATGCCCGGATCAAGCTTGTTTGTATTGGTAGTCGTATTGAACAGGGCCATGACGGAGGCAGTCCCGATACCATCGCCTTTGTACACCGCCACCATCAGGGTGTTCTGGGGAGCATCGAGAACGATAACCGGATTGTCCTTCGTCATTCGTACCGGCGGATATTCTCCCGCTGCCGTACATTCCCCGCATACCAAGGGCTGCGACGCTTCTATTTCAGGCTCTTTTTGCGGAACCGAAATACAATCGCAATACTGTCCCAGATCTCCTGCTTTTATTTTCAGGATGTTAAAGGTGATTTCATCCCCTTCAATAAGCCCAATACCGCGTATCGTTACCTGATGCCTGAACCCGAATATCGGACTTACATTATTGAACTCACCGGGATTGAACAGATTGAACCATCTCGTTTTAGGATCGACATCAATCATATTCCCCTCCTTCGTTTATTGCGTTTATAGCCGATGCCGTTTCATCCACCGTCCAAGGAATAAGGCCCATGACGTGATCGTTCAACATTCTCGTCTCTGTGGATTGCATGGTCAGCCTGAACCCCACTATGTCGTCCTCATCCTTGATGTGCCGTACCGCCCGCATGGGCTGGCCTTGAGGCGCGCTTATGACGGCGACAGGATTGTTTTTCTTCAATATGACAGGAACCCCGTTATATTGAAGAACGGCCTTGGATGTAACAACAGGAGGAGTGACTACAGGAGGCGGACACTTGCACATTTCAGAATCCATGCCGGGAGCATATACAAGCTCGAAATGAACATAGTCCTCATCGTTCAATCCCATCGCAACAAAGGTAAGCTCTCCTCCTACCGGTATTTCGAAAACACGAGATGCATCAGACAGGCTTCCCTTGTCCAGCAATACTTCCCTGTCAACCTTCGCCATTGCAGTTCTCCATGATCTTCATCATTTCGTCACTTACCGTGTTTACAACCGTCTGCAACATGGTGACGTCGCCTATCGGAAGATCAAGGTCTATCTTCTTGTGCCAATACACCAGCTTTACGCCATTGACCTTGCCGCCATTCTGCACATGAATATTACGCTCCATGCCTGATCTGTTGGTCAGTTTCATAATCGCCGACCCGGTCGGATCATATCCTGTAACCGATCCGAAAGCGTCCCATCCGATATGGTAAAGTCTTGCTCCAACCGGTACACTTCGTCCTGCTATTTTTATTTCCATGTCTTACCTCGTCATATTGGGGAAATCTGATTCAAGTTATAACTCTGTACTCCATTAGGCTGTACTACGTTCGATGCAGGGATATTGCCGGACCTTCCGTCAAGTGTAGGTGCCTGTGGTCCGGCTGGAGTTACGCCCTGTACCGGCTGATTGGCGGCAACGGCCAAGGCGTTTTCTATGACCGGATCGGTCAAGCCAAGGGCGTCTATCGGAAAGCCAGCCTGCTCAAGCAACTGGCGAATGGCGTATTCTATGGGCTTCTCAAGATTGGGAACTCCCTGTGACCGCGCTCCAAGCAACGATGGTAAAATCTGCTGCTGTTTTTGCGCTTGCAGGTCTTCTTTGAGAAGGCCAGTTATGCCACGGACTTGCAAATTTATATCCTGACCGTCTCGCAGCTCCGGCTCATTAATCATAAGATATTGAAATAATCCTGTAAACATGGGTTCTATCAACCGCATATCCTCATTGATAGCCATACCCTTGATCGTTCTCAATGCGTTGGAAACCCGCTGCGTATATTCGCCAAGGCTGGATCTGCCGAAGTCCTGTGCGCTATACGCAAACGCCGGAATACCGCAATCTTCATCCGCCATGCGCAGAAAACCGGATATCTGTGTCATGATCAAATGATATTGCGCCGATACCGTATTCATGGTTCTCAACGCATCCGGCATACTTCCCGTCGCTCCGAACCTTTCTTCCACGCCATATCCGAAACCGGGCTGAAGATTTCGTGCATCATTCGGATCTGAAAATGCGCCCGGATTGTACAAAACGGGCGGTCTGGCCGACCAGTCAACATTATGCTCGAATGTGTGAAGCAATCTGTTGACGCGCTGCTCCGTGTCCCACAACATTCCCGCCAGACCGACATAATCGAAATGGCTTGATCCAAGCTCGACAAACGGGGCACCAAAATAGGTTCTGGTCTCTCCTTCCGGTTCCTTTATAAGCAGACATCTTATCGTTCTGCCGCCCACGATTTCCACTCTGGCGCTCATATAATCAAGAGTGTCTATGCCGTGGATGCCATAATCCGCCAGCTCACTGCCGGAAAAATAGCCCTCATGAATCAGAATCGGTATCTTTTCGTCCAGATCCCAGAAATCATTGTCATCGTTTCTGTCCGTGGATTCTTGCAATATCCATACCCAATCCCGGTTTTTCGTTTCGAACTCTTCCAGCACATCCCGAATGGCGCTTTCGTTATATCCCGGCGTCTTGGCGCACTGAATCAGTTGGGCCTTGGTTATGTAGGTTATCTCCGTGTTTCCCGTATTGGTTTGCAGACTGCCGTCCTTGCCGTCGTCTATCGGGTAAAAGTCATGTACACTGACATATCCGAACGTCGGCATGACAACCCAGTCACGCTTCACTCCGGACGTTCCGGTATATGAAATATAAGGTTTGGCTCTCCATATCGGAAACCGCATGTAGCCCATGCCGTAAAGCGCCTGATCCCGCTTCATGCCTATGTACGCCTGCCTGAATCCGCCTTCTATGGATATGTCGCGCATACGCGTTTGCATTCGCATGGCCGCCTGCGATGCTTCAGTGACTATACGTGCCTGCTCTGCCTTTTTAAGCGCTATGGCACGTTCCTGCAAAAAGTATTTCACCCTGTCATCAACCTTGCCTTTTGAAGTCAACAACAGGGACAGATCCGCAATACCGGAATCCTGCGCATGACGGTACACTTCCTGCATGAGATAAAACCGTATGCGGTCAAGGGTTCCCTTGTCTATGGTAGGCTCCGGCGTGGCCTGACAGGTAGCCATAGCATCAAGTTGCGGCAAGACAAGATCGACTCCCCAGTTTACCGTCGCGTTGACTTTCTGCTGTGTAACGCCATAATACCGCGACGGCGTAAACCCGAACGCCATCTCTATATCCGCCGCATCTTCCGCCGTGTATTCACGCGCGTATTGCTTCTGCGCCCGTATTCTGGCGCTCCACACCGTCTTTCCCTGATGCTGTATATAAGACTGCTGACGTTCGTATGAACGCCTTGTACGAGCAGCCGCTATCTCGGCAATTTTATCCTGCCCCTTCGGAGACAGTCGTTTCTCTTCCGCCATTCGAAATTCCTATCTGCTGTTCCATCCTCCAAGCGCACGAGGCTTTCTGTTCTGCATAGCCAGAATATCAGACAACCGCATGTTGTTGTATGTCATGTCGTACGCTTCTTCCGACATCTCCATTCCCTTGAGCTTCATGCGACCGTTCAACAAATCCGCCCCGCTTGTTGCGAGATATATGGCAAACGTTTGCAGGGCATCCGCAAAATGGCTCGTCCAGTCATGAATAGGCACCTTGCTTAAAATATTGCGCTCCTGATCGAACGCAAACCTGTACTGCTTCAACGTGTCCAGAATGAAAGCACAGTCCTTCGCAGGATCGTCAACCGGCTCTTCGCTCTTGTTCACTTCCATTATCCGTATGAGCTGCGATGACGCCGATATGCCGTCGCTCTTTCTCGACGGCTTGCCTACCGGCGTGAACTTTATCCCGTAATTCAACGCCTCCGCATACCGTGATATCCCGTCAAGATCCCACGTCTTGGACATGACATCATGCGGACCGACATGCTCACCGTACCGGTACGGCTTTGACCTCAACTCTTCCGCGCAGGTGGCAAGGCCCCTGTTTTTTATAGACGACCAGTCTATAAGCCGCGGGACACGATTTATAATCTGCCAGTACAATATGACCGTACCATCCGCAGAGCCTATATCCCACGAAGTATGCACCGGGTATCTCGGATCGTATTTTATGGGGAACGCCCTGTCCCTTTCGCATTCGACCAGCTCTTCAGCCCATACGGCCCCTACTACCGCGGCTTCCCATTTGGACTCGAACTCCTGTGAAAACAGCGCGTCACCGAGCACCGCCCCGTATCTCGCCCTGTATGTCTGCCTCGTCTTGTCAAGAAGCTCCTTGGAAAACACATTGACATCGTATGCGGACAAATGGCTGGCGTAGCTGTGCGGATCCGCCTTGGCGTCCATATACTCGTTGTAGAAGTGATTCTTTCCACGAACGGAAGATACATGTATGGACCACCCGTTGTTTTCGAGCAGCATAGGCTCGAAATAGGCGAAAGCGTCGGGACGGGATATCGCCGCTTCCGACATGACTATGCCGACGGGAGACCCGCCGACCAGACTGTCGATGTTGTCCGACCCTATCAACTGCCACACGGAATTATTGTGGAACGTTATTTTCATCGACTGGTTGTCGACGTGACGTATAAGCTCCGGCGGAAAAATGTCCTTCCACCGTTCACGCTGCGTCACCGGATTGCGCATGTCCCACAACACCTTTCTGGCCTGCGCATACTCCGGCAGACAGTGATAGTACACACCAACCCGCTGATGCAGCTTCACCGCCGTTATGTGCATGGCGACCTCGTCCTTGCCTAGCCGACGCGCCCATGCAAGCACCGCTCGCCGAAAGGTCGGCTTCATGGCCTCCCTCCACACCGGCACCTGATAGAACCGCGGCTTCCATCCGTACGCGGGCAATGTGATATTAGCCATCTCCCGCCTCCCCGCCGTCTGTCGATGCATCAGGGCAGCACTCCATTATGGTACCACCCGTATCCGGAAACGTCGGATGATGCACTACGGGAAAGACCGGAGGCTCGCACATGATGACGTTCACCTTCATGGTGAAACATTCGCTGAAACCATTCTTCAAACGAATGGAAAGACGATATACACCGTTTGGAAGATCGTCAGGTACAGGCCCTATCTTCACAGCGCCCTGATTTTCCGTGTCCTCTTCCACCCTGACGGCTGCGCCCGTACAGTTTCCGCATAGCCACGCCGTCGAAAGCGGGGGACAGTCCGACTTGCCAAGAACTATGTATGGATCATCCTTCGTCACTGTTATCATAAAGGCTCCGACGCAATCTTTCTTCTTTCACTCGGGTACAGACATCAAGCACAACGGCAAACAAAACGATACCAAGCAATACAAAAGCGGCAACGGTAAAAACCGTTCCGGTCATCAGGGCCAGCACCACGGCGATCGCCAACACCAAGACCCTTGTACCGGCGCAGCATTGGCAATATGGTGCGAACAGTTCCAGAAATTGCTGAACACCGTTCAGTGCGTCGATATGATCGCAGTGACACGGATTGATTTTATGATACCACGCGGCATCAGGGTCAGGCGTATAAAACTCTTCTTCCGGCGTCATTTTCTGTTTCTGCCTTTCGTGAACCCGACAGGCATCAGTCCCAAAATAACCGGCGGTCTGGAAAGAACGCCCTGCTCGATCGCATTTACCGCAAGGTCTCTCGGCGAAAACCACCGTCTCGCCTCGACGATCCCGTCTCCCGTCACGTTTGGGCCTGTAGCCCTAAACGTCATTCGCGCTCCTTCTCCGGACATCGGCGTGAAAGTCGTATCGGTTTCGGCGTCATACACCTTTTCGAACATTCCCGGCCTGACATGCCCCCTTGCGTCCATAATACCCATTCAATTCCTCCTGTGTCGGCATTCTGTATTTGTCCGGCTCCCTCCATATGGCAGACAACGTGTGGTGCCTTGGATAAGACGATGGACAACTGCATAATATAATAAACACCTCGTTATCCGGCTTGTATACCGCCGGCATTCCCCTGACAAGTATTCTCGCCTGATCCGGTGTCATTTTTCCGCCGGGGGTTCTTCCACGTCCGGAATGTCGGACAACGACGAAAAGTCCTGTATGACCACTTTAAGCGGCCCGCCGTCCGGATTCACCAGCGCCTTTTTCTCGATGAACATCGGATCGTGCGCCTTTGCAAGCGCCAGCAGCAACGAGTCGCTGTACTGCTTCTCGACGCCTACCACTTCGCCCTTGTAGTACACGCTCTTGTCCACGCCATTCACGCCACGGCGTATGACTTCCGCCCGGATCTCTTCCACGATATTGGCCCGGACATCCTGCTCCATCTCGCGAAACTCGTCACTTATCTCGCGTTCCTTCCTTATTTCCGCGAACGGGATCCCGGCCATCGTCGCCGCCTTGCGCTCCAGCCCTTTCGTCTCCCTTAACGCGTTGAGATACCGTCCTATAGCTTCTCCGTTCATTCAATCCTCCTCTGCATGAACCTAGCATAAAGCCCCGCTACAGTCAATAAAAAAACCCACACATATTTCTATGTGCGGGCTTCCAAAGGATCACGAAACTACTTGAGTACGAGAATCAGGTCTTCTGGTATGGACCAGTCTTTATTCTACACCATTCTTTTCCGTCTTTGCAAGAAAGTCGTAATATCTTTCCGTCACCGCATACTCCACATGTCTCATGAACAGCCGTATGTCCGTCACCTCCGCCCCCGTCTTGTACAGGGCATAGACCAGCAGCTCCGTCGCCACGTCCGTCGCCACGTCGTGCCTGTCGTAGTCGGACAGGCGAATGAACTCTATGGAAGCCAGTGTGTCTTTCGACAACTGGCCGACGATGTCATTTATCCGCTGCACGGTCAAATCTTTCCGTCCTCGTCCAGCGCCGCTCCAAGCGCCGCGTATCCTGCCAGATCGACCCACGAATCCCGCTTGCCCTTCGTCGTCAGTCGCGAGATCTTCAGCAGCGACATCATGGCCGCCACGTCCCGTGGCTCCACCGGTGTGCCGAGATACGCTCCCCACATGACCGCTATGCGGGAAAACGACGCGTACGACGACCCGTAGTCCTCGCTCCTGTCTCCCGTCACGACCGCCTTGGCTTCATCCAGCAGTCTGGCCGCGCCGTCCTCCTTCGACGCCGTCACCGCCTTTCTGCCTATCTCCGTCGCCACCCGTTCCTCATATGTCATCATGCTTCTTCTCCCTTTCGTTTTCCTGTTTTATCAGCGTCGTCACCACGATGTCGTCCGCCTCCGCCACCGACAGCAGCCTCAATGCCGCCCTCATCCGCTCCACTCCCGCCTTCGCCGCGTCAAGCTCCCGCTGCGTCACAGGTGAAAGATAGTGAATGCGGTTTATCAACTGCCTTACCGGCTCGAGCCCGATATTTATGCCCTTGCGCTTCTCGATGATCCCGAACACGTCAAGGAACCCTCTTGCCGCCGGGATCAGCCTGTACGTCTCTCCATACATCATGTCGGAAAACACCGCCTCGCCTTTTTCGGAAACGGACAGCGTCCCCCGTGTATCAAGCTCGCTGATCATGTCGTCTATCGGCGCCATGATATATGACACCAGTACGGGGTTCGACGAGAGCTTCGGCGAGAAGCGCTTCGGTACGTACTTCCTGTTCCGCCTTTTACCGCCCGCCACGTCATGCCCTCCCTTCCCCGGGCTCCGCGACCGTCGGCTTGTGGCAGGGCCAGAATACCTCCCACAGTTTATTGTCCATTTTTATCACCGGGATCTTTTTGTCTCCGAACAGCCCGTACAGGCGTTTCGTCCTCGTGAATTTGCCGTCCCGCTTCATCCGCGCCCAATGTCCCGCCTTGACATCCTCGATGAACGAAACATGGCCGTCCGGCTCGAACACCACATCGAGCAGCGCTTTCGGATACTCCCTCTGCGGACTTCTTATTTCACGAAGCCCCGCTTTTTGCAAACGTATCTCGCTGTCGAACGTCTCCCTGTTCTTCGTGAACAGCACAAGCTCTGCCAGCATGACGCGCTCCCGCTCCCACGCAATGACACTGTAGTCCCGCTGGTCTCTCAAAAACACCGCCTTTCTCATACCCTGTCCTTTCTTCTCAATGCCCGTCGTACATCCTTTCCGGATACCGTCTCTCCATATCGACGACAAACACATACTGAAACGCCGCTATCGTTCTGTCCAGCGTCTTCAACACGGCATCCGCCGTCGCCTTCTCCACCGTTCTCCACCTGTCCCCGTCCACCACCTTGTCCGCCAGCCCGAGCTTTTCCGCCGCCTTTTCCTCCTTCATGGCATCACAGAACCTCATCGCCCTTACATCGGTCACGACATACTCCATACCGCGGGACTGTACCGTCGCGTTCACCCGTACCGGAAAATGCACGCACAACGTACTTCCGTGGATATCGGAAAAGAATCTGACCGGATCGCCCCGCTCGTTACCGATTATGAAATCGTCTGAAACAACAATCGGAAACGGCACGACAAGCCGCGTCGCCGACAACGGTTTGTCCCTCATCAGCCTTTCGAAAAACTCCTTTTGTTGCAGCCTCATGACACGTCCTCTGTCGAGTACAAATTACCGCCAGCATGAACCAGCGTCTTTTGTCCTGTCACAAGCAAAAACAGTGTCCACGTCGAATAGGATATTTCCGTCAGCCCATACTCGTACCGCCACCATGTATTTCTCGTTATCTTCAGCAAGTCCGCCACCTTCTGTAGCGTAAGTTTCAGTTTTTTCCGTGTCGCCCGTATTTCCGCCGGTGTCGGGGGAGCCCATTTTTCCTTCATTTACCACCTCCTTTTTTTTTCAAATTGTACTACAAATTGTAGATGTCAGCAACCGGTAACCCGGAGACTCTTTCGTATGTAATGGGGTAGAGGGTCATATACGTTATGACAAGTTGGTGCTATATGTACTTGTCATATTGCAGGTTATAAAACATGAAGTGTATGCGCATTCATAAAACATGAAGTGTATGCGCATTCATAAAACATGAAGTGTATGCGCATTCATAAAACATGAAGTGTATGGTGACAAGTTGGTGCCTTTATGGGCTGCAACTCGCAACCGGGAACTGGCTGTTTGTAGGGAGCAGGGCGCTATGCCTGCCAGCAAAGGAGTCACACCATATAGGGTATAGGGGTGGGGAAACCGGGTACAGGGGGTATATTTCAAGTTAGTAAGCACCCACTATCATCTCCTCGCGCGCGTGCGTGTGTGCGCGTTATATTTGCTACGCTGCCATGTGTAAAAAAAAAATAAAAATGTGTAAAAAGCACTTGACAATCTATCGCACATGCTACACAATGTAGCCATAAACCGATCACACAACTACATCAAGGAGAGCGAGCCATGTATTACATTGCCATTAACAACAAGTTGACGCCTGTTACCGCCAAGACATTGCGTGGCGCCAAGATACAGGCAACCCGACGTGGTGCGGACGTCGTATATGAGACGCGCGAGAGCGACCGCAAGGCCAGGTATACCGGAGAGGACGTTAATGCACTGATTGCCGTGACTAGAAAGGGTCTGCACTGGGTAGTAACAGACAAAGGACATACAGCCCGGCGCATAAGTCCTGACAAGTGGTTTGATGCAGACGCCTTTATTGATTTCGTTCCGTCCGCAGAATTCCAGGTATAAGGAGAGATATCATGTATTACATCAGAACAGGTGATAGCTACAGGCAGCTTACAGCCAAAACGTTGCGTGGTGCCAAGAGACAGGCTACACAGGCAGGGTGCAACAAGGTCTATGAGGTGTGTAACAGCAAGCTTATAGACAGTCGCACGGGGAAAGTAATCAACATGCTGTTATGCGTGTCAAGAAAAGGCGGCATGTATACGTACCGAAACGGTGGTTTTATTGATATGGCTCCGCACATATGGTGCGACGGCACGGATTTTTTAACCTTTTTGCCGGCGGGAAGCCAACGCCCATAACGATTATAAATAAATGTTATGTATTATATTGACACTAAAACATCACTGACTGGACGATACACTCCGATAAAGGCCGGCAGCCGGCGTCAGGCAAAACAGATTGCAGACAGCGTAAACAGCGCAACGGTGTACGAGACGCGCATATCGGATTGCCAACTGAAAAACCGCCTGTATTGTGTGGCGTATAAAAAATATGGAGAGTGGACAGACTGTGACAACTATATACAACTTGTGCCATCGCGCGCATTGCCAGCTTGATAAACCGGCCATTTGGCCGGTTTTATTTTGGCAAAATGAAATAAAAAAAGTGCAAAAAAAACTTGACAATGCCTTATACATGCTACACAATGTAGCTGTTGATTAACCAAAAGGAGAAACGAAATGAACTTATCGAGCATTAAAGAGCTGCGCATAATAAAAACAGATACGCAATTCGAACGGACGAATTACCGTGTTCTTGCCAGTTATACAGACATCGGTGTGTACTCTAACGGTTATGTCGGCAATATAACGACGGCCAGCGAGCACTCCATAAATGACGCTCTGAAACACTTCAACGAGCTGTCTGACATTCTGGTAAAGGACATATGCTATGTTTCGATCAGACGGAAAGAAGGCGACCGGTATCAAGTATTTTATCGCTACGACACCGGGGAACACGCGAAAACCCAGTTCGTTCACGTAAATTACCGCGGTGACTTGCTGTCCAAGCTGTCGGAGTATTTCAACATGCCGTGCGATTTTTACCCGACATTCATAGGATATATCAACGATATTGACATTCAGGAGCTTGTAAATTCCATTGACATGTCATCCGACGACAGACGCGAAGACATAGAAAGCCTGCTCGAAAACCTGACAGACGGTGGCGACGTGCAATATCAGGGTGAATGGTATCCGGACCGTCTGATTGCCGAAAACAACTTTACGGATTACATAAAAGAACTGGTCAACGAATGCTATAACCTTGATGACGTACCGAACTTTGTAGAAATAAACTGGGAAGCTACGGCCTGCAATTGCAAGATTGATTACTCCGCCATACTCATAAACGGCACAACGTATTATTACAGGTGACAGCATGAAAACCATAACACTGTACGAGTTCAATGAGCTATCCAAGGAAGCGCAAGATACCGCCATCAGAAACTATTGTCCGCATTATGACATGGATTTCGTGATCAAGGAGGAAACGGAAACGCTTGAAGAGCTTGGGTTTACGGATGTCAGCCTGTGTTACCGCATCAGTTTCTCGCAAGGCGACCACGTAAAGACGAACGGTGACATATCGTTCGCAGACGCTGTAAAACTGACAGGATATAAACTGTCAGTTTTAAAAACAAAAGTCATAGATGACTGGGTGGAACTGGAAATAACAGGTTCCCGCGTCAATGTCAGCTGGTATTACGACCGTGATCTCAACTATGTAGACGCGACAGTTGCCACAGTCGTCAGGGAGCTTGAAGACTGGATAGAAAGAAACGACAAGGCAATTTACCGCCGGCTTTCGGATGAGCTGATGGAGCAGTTGTCGGATGAATCCAAGCGTGCCGATCTGGAAGCGTTTCCAGACACGTGGTATTTCGAAAACGGTATCAGGGCGCTTATATAACCAAAAGTAATATGCCCTAGAACGCGTTTAAAGGCCCTTCAGAGCGTTTTCAGGACTTCAGGCTAGGGTAGTACCCACCCAACCGTAAAAACGCAATACAGGCCGTTCTGACGCGTTCTAGGGCATTCCAGCCAAAGGAGAACGATCATGCATTACACAGAACTCAACAGGGAAGCACAACTTCGCGCATTGTCAGACGCCTGTTCCACTTTAGCCAATGACAAGGACAAATACACGCCGGTAATAGACAAGTTCGTCAAATCGGATCCTGACATTCACAACGCGGTATGCTCCGGCACCGTTACCGTGGGCTTATACCTTGTCAATGACGAAACACCCTTTTCCGTATGGACGTGCAAGGACGCAAACCGCGATTTGCTGAAACGCATTTCCGTCTTGTCGAACAGACTGGATGAAGCCCTGAAAGATGAATTTCTGTATTGGTCAACCCTTGCCTGCGCATATCCCCAAGACGACATGCTCATGGGCCTTGTGATGAATACGGATTACAATGAGGACGGCACTATCGAACAATGCCAAATCCCCCTAGAACGCGTTTAAAGGCCCTTCAGAGCGTTTTCAGGACTTCAGGCTAGGGTAGTACCCACCCAACCGTAAAAACGCAATACAGGCCGTTCTGACGCGTTCTGAAGGCATTTACAAGGAGCAAGGACATGATGATCAAGATATCGTTTCGAAATTTCAATTTCTATATTTCCAAGGATGAAGTGGCAACTTTCGTTTCGGACGCAGACCCGGGCGACAGGACAGCAGGCTACCGCGTGTCTTTCTGCTGGCCCATCAGAACGCCGGCTGGCAAGATGACAGTTACCCTTTTCGAACGACTGGCAGACTAGAGAAAGCTGCCGGCAGCAAACAGCGCGTCAGGGAAAAGCCTGACGCGCTTTTCTTTTTTCAAACGATACCGACTTGCAGCGCTTTGTGCCGTCCATTTTCCAAGTTGTCAGGTGCGACTAGCAAAAGTTTCCCGTAAGCAATATTGCCTGTAGGAAATACACAAGTTTTTTTTGTAAACGCTTTATCGACGGCGCAATTTTTACCTTTGTAATAACGGGCGGAAAGTACTTGGAAAATTTTTTATTACTGTATAAATTTACAGTATAATTTTTTGTTTCCTGCTCAATTTCATTAATTCCAAAAAAAAAAAAATCAGAAATGTACGAAATTTAATGGAATTTACTACAGTATTTAACACACAATGAAATTTTAGATATCCAACCAATAACGCGTAAATAAAAATTGGCTACCTAAATTTTCATCAGATGAAAAAAAATATTTCAACTCAAAAGGCGCCTCACGAATGTTTATAAAATTGTCATATATTTTTATTCCACATATATCTAGATTAAAGTAAAATAATCGAAGTACTTGAAAAAAATCAACAAAAATATATTGTCATGCAAATTTATTCGTGCTAGAATGCCACTGTCTGTAACATTTTATGAAAGGATCCGATATGAAAAGGCGGCGGAAAAATGTCCAGTCGGACTACGACGGTAGCTTGTACGGAAGCACGCATTTGCCGAAGATGCTGTATGCCATGACGTGGAAAATAGATTATGACAGGCTGTCTCCTGTCATAGTGAAAAGCAGGTTGAATGAAGGGGATATCATGTCAAATCTGATGCATGTGTCCTGTCTTTTCTGTCCTGCGCTTGTAATAAACGGATGGCCGGTTGCCTATATAGAAGGGGCGGAAAATCCGTCCATTCACCCTCTCCTGAATGGACGGGAGCTTGTACCTTATCCCGGCATACCGGAAGAATACAAGGTGTGTATGGAAGTCGTGGCAAAGGCGTATGGCCTGACTGTTAGCGACGGGACGGCAGAATATCCTGTTCTGTCGGACAGGCCGGACACGTGGCTCATGTCCCGTATAGAGGGGACACGGCAGACCGGTATGCAGCCACAGGCGAAAGAGCTTGTTGAATCCATATGCGAGATTGTGTACAGAACGGAATATGGCTGCAATGCGAACAGACAGATCAAGCAGAGAGTGGCGACGGTAGAATGGGCCAACCGTATGTATTTCTATCTGATGCGATATATGAAGAAAGAAGGGTATGCCGGCATTCTGGGAACGTTCGTGGAATGGATGAATGAATTTGCATTGCACGTGACGGCGGAAGAAGCGGTGGGAGTGACATCTTACTGGAGAGGCGCGAAACCGTACGAAAACAAGGCACCGTCCGTGTCGAGATATGATGCATGGCCTTTACCGTATCAGGCAAGACTTGATCTTTATATGCGACTTGTGCCACAGGGCGGCAAACCGTTTCCGCCACCGGCTACTGAAGTGGCATGGCACGAGGCGCATGAGAGACAGACGGCGGAAAAGAGAAGGGCGGAAGCGAGAGAGCGGTATGCAAGAAGCAGAAAGGCGGCCAGAAAGGCGAAACCGGCAGCGTACGGTGACACACTGGATGACATACTGGAGGGCATGACGGTAACACGCCCAAGAAACAAGGGCTTGATAGCGTTGAAGAACGGACAGCGCATACTGACTTGCTGGCCTTCACCGTACCGGGAGCAACTTGTCGATATGCTGATGCCGGTCATACAGCAGTTTATAGACGAAAAGAAAGAGGAACTGGTGAAGATGCTGTGAAATGAGTGGTCATGCATGGCTCCGTAATGTAACATGTGAAGTCACGACATGTATCGAATGAATGGGTACGATGGATAAAGACAACATTACCGCAACGGGATCCGTACAGGGCGCGTCCCAGACACCGGCGGAAAAAGGGACGACGGAACACAGGCTGTGGGGAGCGAGACAGGAAGAATGGGCTGCATTTTCAAAACTGGCGCTGCCTGACATCAGGCCGATCGTTTCCAATCCGAACATTCCGACACTGGCGTCAATCAAGGCGGGAAAGCCCACACGAGGCGGAAAGACGTGGCTCAAGGTGCCGTCACGGAAGTACACGTATTCCGACATCGTGTCCGTATCCGGCTTCAAGGGCTGGCCGTCGTACAGGACGACGGAAGATGACATCAGGCAATGGTCGATTGATGCAGACCTTGGCTTCGGGCTGGTAGGCAATCTTGTGAAGGCCATTGACATAGACATTGACGATCCTGTGCTGGCCCAGTCGGTTGACGACTGGCTGTGCCGGTATATGGACGCCGATCTTCCGTACAGGTCAAGGACGAACTCGCCAAGAAAGATGCTCGTTTACCGGCTGAAAGACCCGGAAAAAGGCAGAAGCAAGATCGTGGTGCCTATGCCGGAAGGGATGAAAGGGCAGGTCGAGTTTCTGTTTGACAAGAGTTTTTTTGTAGCGTGCGGACGCCACCATACCGGGGCGTTGCAGACGTGGACGGATCTTCCTGAACGCTATGAGGACTTGCCTGTACTGGACAACGCCCGGATAGAGGACATGATAAACGCCTTCATAGCGGAGTTTTCACCGGCGTCGTCTCCTGTTTCGTCCTCACTGTCTTCGTCAGTGGCGGTAACGGACAGACAGGCATCACAGGTTGACGTGGAAGACGACCTGTACAGGTTCGTTCTGGATTCTCCGTGGTTCAATGGCATCGGGCCATCGGGAGAAGTGTATGTCCTGTGCCCGTGGCGGGAGAGCCACACGGCAAAGGACGGCAAGGCGGATGAGACGGTGTTTTTCCCGAAAGGGCTTGGTGGACGGGAGCATCCCGGATTCAAGTGTATGCACACATCGCACGGCCCGAAGAACATAGCGGACTTTACGGCGGCGATAGGCTACGTGCCGGAGGACTTTCCCGTAGCGAGGATAACCGACCCGAGACCTTCACTTCACCTTTTCGAGAGAAACAAGCTCGGCATTGCCAAGGCGTCCCTAATAAACATCATCAATGCGCTGCGCTGGCTGAACGGCCACGAGTTCTCGCTGCGGTACGATACGTTCGAGGATGCCATGTGGGTAAGGACGGACGCGAGACCGTGGGAGAGAGTCAACGACAGGCACTATGCGGACGCGGCCATGAAGCTATATACGCTGTGTCAGCTTGACGATCCCAACATAAACAAGTTGAGACAGGCGTTTGACGTGGTATCGGCAGAGAACAGCATAGACACGGGACGGATGTGGCTGGAAGGCACGACATGGGACGGTGTGGACAGAACGGACGCCCTGATGAGGGCCATGTCGGTGGACGATACACCTTATTCGAAGGCATGCATAACCTATTTCATGACCGCAATGGCGGCAAGGCTCGCCAACGACACGGGAACGGGCGTGCAGGCTGACATGTCGCTCGTGCTGGCGTCCCGGCAGGGAGACAACAAGTCCACTTTCCTGAAAGCGCTGTCACCCAGACCGGAGTGGTACACGACAGTGGATATGGCGTCACGGGACGCCGATACGGCGCGACTGATAAGGGGCAAGGCCATCGTGGAACTGGCGGAGCTGCGCGGCATGATGGGCCGGGAAGCGGAGGCGATACGGGCATGGATGACGGCGACATATGACGAGTATGTCAAGAAATACAAGGAAGAAACGACGCGGAACCCGAGACGGTGTATTTTCGTCGGCACGACGAATCACAGACGGTTTCTGGTGGACCCGACAGGGAACAGGCGATGGTTGCCGCTTCCCGTGGCGTCCTTCTCTTCATCCGGGCGGCATCTCGATGTCGAATGGGTGGAGAACAACAAGGCCCAGATATGGGCGCAAGGGTACGCCCTGTACAAAAACGGCGGTATTCGGTGGCGTCAGGCACAGACGCTTGCGCAAAACGAGCATGACAAGTACCGGCAGCATTCAACCAACGAGCTGATGGTACTGAAATGGCTGACGGAGACGAATTGTACGAGGTTCAGAACGCTGGACGTTCTGCAAGCCTGCAATATACGGGTGAAGTATCCGCAAGAAATCGAGGCGTATCTTGTATCACTGGGCTGGCGGGAAGAAAACGGCCTGTGGACGATATCGCTGTATTGACTGTCAATCAACAAGGAGAACGAAATGGAAGTGAAAATATCGGTGGCATTGAACGACAACGATGAACAGGAAAGGGACATGATCCTTGCCCTGTGCGATCTTGTCAGCAGAAAGGTTAACGGACAACCGGCCATGAACGGGACGACATCGGCCATCAGGACAGGAAGAACGAAAGCCCGGTCATACTCTCAACCGGAGCCGAAACAGGCTGCCGCACAGCCCCATGCGGAAGAAAAACCGGAGCCACAGACACGGGCACAGGCACCCTCTGATGACACGGCGACCATGACAACGGAACAGTCCCATGCGGAAGAAAGACAGGAGCCACAAACACAGGCACCCTCTGATGACACTACGGTGCAGGATGACGAGCTGGACTATACAAGGGACATCCGGCCACTGGTCATCAAGCTGGTTCACGTGACAAGTCAGGAGTTCGTGATGAACTTTCTGAAAACCAAGTTCGGTATCTCATCTGCCATACAGCTTAAAAAGGATGAATACCGCGCAGCGAAGTTGATGCTGGAAGAAGCGATAAACATGAACACTACAGGAGAATGAGATGAAAAAAGGAATGGTATTGAACATGGACGGTGACTGGCTGTGCGTCATCAATGTCGGAACGTATAACACGCACTGCATCATGGAGGATGGGAGTTCGTGCCACTATCTGAACGAGGTTCTGGAAAAAATACCGGTACAGGGCTGGATAACGACGGGAGAAGGCGTATCGGAACGGCTCCGTGGTTTTGTGAAACGGTACAAGGAAAGCGGTTTTGACCGACACATGGCGGGAAAGCAGGAAGTTGTCATTGCAGTGGAGAGGGAGTGGCTGGTTGCGAGAAGAGGGCGGAAAACGACGGGGATGACGAAGCTCTCCGATATCGCAAGCGTCCAGTACTTCCAGAAAGCGGACAAGTCCTCCGGAGAGCCATTGCTGTTCGTGGACGGTGATGTCGTCAAGGCATACCATAAAATCGTTATGGGCGGATGACCATGAGCCATTCATTGTTTTCGCCCAGTGCAGCCTACCGGTGGACACAGTGTCCCGGCTCCGTGGCACTGGCAAGGGACGTGCCGTCAACGTCCGGTGAGGCGTCCAGAGAAGGCACCATGCTGCACAAGGTCATGGAGAAACATCTGGAGAAAGCCAGACCGCTTGAGACGTTCGATCTGACGGACGAGCAGTGCGCGGCGTGCAGGGCGTGTGCCGGCCATGTCAAAAGCCTGCCGAGACAGGACACGTTCTACGAGCTCAAGGTGTGCTTCGGCCCGGCGGTAGGCCAGCCGGACGCCGAGTGCACCGGCACATCGGACGTGATACAGGTAGACGGCACGACGGTAAGGGTGATTGATTACAAGTTCGGGCGACGGTATGTTGACCCGACGGACAACCCTCAAGGCATATTGTACATGCTCGGAGCGAGGGAGACGCTCGCCATAGCCGGGTACCGGTTCGACAGCTACGAGTTCGAGATCCTGCAACCACGGGTGGGAGACGACGTGTCCAACGGCGTCTTTACCCTGACGTCGCAGGAGCTGGACGATTGGGCCGGGAAGCTGAAAAAGGACTGCGAGCGGGTGAAGATGGCCCTTGAAACGTATGGCGGAATGCCCGAGACGACATGGAGAGAGCTGTTTCTCCGTCCGTCCGAGAGCGCCTGTACGTTCTGCCCGGCCGCTGCCACCTGCCCGGAGCTGATAGCTATCGCGACACGTGAGGCGGAAGACTTCTGTGCGGACGAGTTCCCGCTGGAGGAGAAGGTGAAAGCGACGGAGCCGGACGATCTGGCCTGCCGTCTGGCCCGGCTGCCGGTACTGAAAGAATATATCAGGGCGGTGGAGGAAGAAGCCATGCGTCGCCTTGTATCAGGCGTGGACGTGCCGGGCTACATGCTGGTCAAGGGGCGGGAAGGCAACCGGGAGTGGAAGGACAAGGAGGAAGCGTTGCTTGCGCTGGCCCACCTGAAACTCGACAGGGCGGACTGCATGACGCAACCCGATCTTATGTCCCCGGCACAGATACAGAACAGACTGGTCGCTATGGGTATGACGAAAAGGAACGCCCGACAGATCATAGACGACCTGACACAGCGCCCGCCAGCCAAACCGACAGTCGTATCGACGGAAAAGGGCGGCGTCCCGTGGGAGCCGGAAAAAGGGGTCATAAACGACTTTAATGGTCTGTAAAATCATTGACAAAGCCATTGATAAGTAACAAAATGTAGCATATATCGGCATCGGATTTCAGATGTGATTTAAAAGGAGATTGATATGGTAGCGAAAAGAAGAAGCACAGAAGGGTCTGTGCTGATTACGGGCAGGCTTGCGTTTCCGGCCTTGGCCCAACAGGAAAAGTACAGCAAGGACAGCAACAGCAAGCCGAGATACGCCGTCAACCTGCTTGTTCCGAAAGACGGAGAGGAGCACAAGCTGGTAAAGGAAGTGGCTTATGACCTGCTGAAAAGCAAGCTGTCCAATTCCGTAAAGACGCCGGAGCGTCTCGAGGCGGTGATCCGCGGCATCTTTTCGGATCCCAAAGGGTGTTGCGTACGTGACGGGGATATGAAGGCGTACGACGGCTATGAAGGCAATATAGTCATCTCGGCATACAACACGTCCCCGTCCCCGCGTCCGACATGTCTGGACAAGATGAGGCAGGTCATTACCGATCCGGAGGAAATCGCCCAGACGTTTTATTCCGGGTGTTATGTCCACGCCATAATCAATTTCTGGGTGCAGGACAACAAGAACGGAAAGGCGTTGAGAGCGTCTTGCGGTGGCGTCATGTTCTACAAGGATGGCGACCGGTTCTCGGGCGCTGCGATAGCCAAGGCGGAAGATTTCGGAGAGATCGAGGTCGAAGACGGGGATCCGTTCGGAAAGGACGACAATCCGCTTTTTTAGAAACAAGGGGCGTTTTGCCCCTTGTAAGGAAAGGACGCGATGACGGTAAGAGTATTGGTGTTCAAGCGTAATGAGCTGAACGAGTTGGGAAAGATAAAAAGCGGTGTCTATACGTGCACAAGGCCGATCAGAAACCCGAATGTGAGATCGGAGTGGGAATATCTCGGATGTGAAGACGATCGCTTTCTTTTCAAAACCATCCGGTTCCCGTGGCGGCCAAACGTCATACGGTTTCCATACAAGAAAGTTTTTTTCAACTGGACATTGAGTGCGAAAGTGAACATTGCATCGGTCAGTGTCATCAGGGATGAAAAAGAGAAGTTTTACAGGTGGAAGATGGAACTGGAAATCGAGGTCATGGAACCGGAGTTCGAATTTTAAAACAGACAGGAGAGTGAATGAAACTGGAACCGGGAGACATTTTGAAGTGTAAAAACGTTTACTTTGTTTTTACCGGACATGACCTGAATGCCTTTCAGTTTTATGGTATGGGCGGAAAGCGGTTCAGGGTGATAGAAAAAAAGGAGCTTGAGGGTTTCGAACTGGCAGGGCACATACTGCCCGGAAAAGGGATACTGAAAAGGTTTGACGAGTTTATAAAAGGACAGTGAAATGAAGTGTCATAACATTTTTACTTTGGACGAGAACAGGGACGAGCCGACTTTTACAAACGACAAGGGGAAATTCTTTTTACTTGATATTTTGAAAAAGGAAAGAGGCAGAAAGAAATTCTTTATATACGCGTTTTTGAACGACGGAACGAAAAAGTTTTTATTGACCGACGGTAAAGAGTGGCTGGATGACAAGGATTCATACGAAGAAATAGCACTTACCGGGCAGCTTTATTTGTATGGAAGGCTGAAATGAACGTACTGCAAGAAAACATGCACCGTGTTTTAGGAATGCTTGTGAAATACGATTCGAATAATTTCACACCGAAGCACCTGCGGGAGTTTGCCGGTAGTCTCGCAAATCTGGCGGACGAACTGGAAGGCAAAAGAAAGTTTAAAACTGGCGATGATATTTACTTCGTGGATCCAAAAGGGGAGGTGATGTGACTTCCTTTCAATAGTGAATCCGCTACCCATTTAGGGTTGGTTGCATCAGAGAACGCATTTAAAACATGCGCGGAAGCCAGTGACAACATCCCGGTGGTTATGGAGATGTATAAGAAGCTGAAAGGCAAGGGGCTGATATGAAACAGGCGACGATAACAATCATTGAAACAGAGAGCGGACAACTGGATATCAACGTAGCTTTTTGTACAAAGCATGAAGATTCAATCGTCAACGAGGTCGCCATGTTTGCCGTAATGAAAATAAATGAAGAACTGAACATATATGAAAAGGATGAATCATGAGTGAAATAGAAAAAGCATTGGCGGTAAAGGAAAAAAGTCAGGCCATTGGCGAGTTTCTGGAATGGGCGCAATCAGAAGGATATTTTCTTGCAAGCTGGCAGCATTTCGGGAACCCGGAGCCTGAAGGCTATGACAGGCTTGTGACAAGCAGAAAGACAATACATCAATGGCTTGCAGAATTTTTTGAAATAGATCAGGACAAGATCGAAAAAGAACGTCAAGCATTACTGGATGAAATAAGGGCAGGTAATCATTGAATAAACATATAAAGTGAAAAGATGAAAAAGTATGAATTGCTGAAAGAGGACACAGTCACAACCCCATCCGGGAAAACGCTGTACAGAATCAAAGCGCTTGTTGCAATAGGTCTGCTTGCATCTCCGGGAGACCTTGGCGGATATATCGAGAACACAAAAAACCTTGATATGTCCGGCAATGCTTGGGTGTCCGGCGATGCTCGGGTGTACGGCAATGCTCAGGTGTACGGCGATGCTCTGGTGTCCGGCAATGCTCAGGTGTACGGCGATGCTCTGGTGTCCGGCAATGCTCAGGTGTCCGGCGATGCTCGGGTGTACGGCAATGCTCAGGTGTACGGCGATGCTCTGGTGTCCGGCAATGCTCAGGTGTCCGGCAATGCTCAGGTGTACGGCGATGCTCTGGTGTCCGGCAATGCTCAG